TTTAGAGCATTATGCTCTGAGTGACAAATGCATTGCTTTTTTTATATTTCTACCCCCGGTTTTCAAAATTGGACATTTATAAATGTCCATTTTTCAAAAAGGGACCTCGAGAGTTGAAATTTCAATACATCATCACTCTTTCGGCGTCCGCCTTCCCTTTTTGCGAAGGTTACCTTTATGATTTGATTATTTATTAACAACGTGGTCACGTGGCGACCATAATGGTGTAGATTTATAATTTGTTAAAAATAGTAAATATATTCAAAACATGTCCCAAAAAGTTGATATCATGTTTATGAAAAACTACTTTCCCAAGTTTGGAACATTTTTTGGAAACTAGTGGTCGCAAAATATTGCGCTCCATTTCGCCAGATAGCCTCGAGGTGTACTCTCCATCTCACCGAACGATTCTTGAAAATCGCGAAAATATTGGCGGCAAAATAATTGTCGCAAATATTTATGAAAATTTGTCCTCTATTTTTTTAAATAATTCTTTACCATATACTAAATTACCTGTCGGTTTATAGTCATTTATCGGTTTGAATTCCTTTTTATTCGCTGCATTTTCAGAACTATTTTTCGAGCTTACTTTACGCGTCAAACCCATATTAAAAGGGTCTAAACTATTTGCACTAAGAGGATTGTTTACCGCTTGAGATGGTGGTAATGGATTACCATATTCATCTAATTCTTCAATACGGTTACCATGCTCGTCTATTACTATGCCGGTCTTTTTTTTAAACTCGGTTCTTACATATGACGGAACATAGTGCTTCCAAGAAATAAATATTAAATTTGGATGCGTATACCTAACAACAAAACCATTACTCGTAAGTTCTTCTAAAATATAACTAATACATGATGCGCGATCATATGATGCAACTCCTAGCATAATTTCAGGAATAACATACCAACAAAATTGGGTATCGAATTTTTGGCGAGATGTTATTTTTATTTTTTCATGAATTCTGTTCAATATTTTATTATATATTGACAACTTTGATAAATCGTATGTCTTCTTCTTATCATACAACTCTTCTAAATTTATTTTTTTTATTTTATCGCTATCTTCTCTATTTCGAAACAGTTCATCCATAGAATATAAATTTAACTCTTAAATCATAAATAGAAAAAAATATATACAATTAATCCTATTGGGTTAATATAGTAATTAAAAATTATTACTATATTAAAATGACAATTAAGCATTTGGTTATAGGCGGTGGAGGTCCTTTCGGTCTATGCGCATTAGGTTCTTTGAAATATTTACACGATAAAGAATTTTGGAATATAAAAAATATTGAATCTATATATGCAACATCTATTGGAGCTTTATTAGCAGTATACTTATCTCTAAAATATGACTACGAATATATTGTAGAATATTTAGTAAAAAGACCATGGGAAAAACTATTCGAAGAAATCGGTATACAAAATATACTCGAATTATACAACAATAAAGGTCTAATAAATGTTTACTCTATTTATTTAAAAAAATATAGTATTTTATTCGAAGCAAAAGGACTATCGCCAAATGTAACTATGAAAGAATTTTATGACTATTCTGGAATAGAGTTTAATTTTATAACATGTGACGCAAACCATTTTACAAGGAACATTATATCGCACAAAACGCACCCAGAACTTGAATTGATTACCGCACTATGTATGACATCAGCTTTTCCGGTTGTTTTTACACCTGTTATTGTAGATGATAAATGCTATATAGATGGAGGTATTTTTAGCAACTATGCGGTTAATATTTGTTTACAAGAAACAGGATGCAAACATGAAGAAATATTAGGTGTTAAAAAATATCAATCAAAAGATATAAATGATGGCCTTATAACTAACGAGTCTAATATTCTTGATTTTTTAGAGAAAATTACTTTAAATGTTTATAACCGTATAAGTGATGCACTCGTAATAGAAACAATACCATATGAAGTAGTATGTAACATGAATATATTTACAACATATGATGCATGGACACAAGTTCCATATTCTTCAGAACATAGAAACAACTTAATATTATATGGAATAAAAATTGCTGAAGAGATACACGAAACATTCATTTCTCATCGCGATTCTATATCTGACCAACCTATTACTGATAGCCTTTAAACATATGAGATGTTACAGATGCGTGAGATTAATCGAAATTCAATATTATAAATCGATAATTGAAAATTAGATAAATTACATCATAAATACAAGTACTTACATATTTGTATTTATAAACGATTCGTCAAAATAAACTTTACACTTAAAGAGAACTATTTAAAAATTGAGTAAGAGCATCTTTCTCAGGTTTAGATTTAAATTCAATTACATCTGAACCAGTGTCTAGTTTGATGGTAGGATAACCCGATACATCATATTTGTCGGCAAGAGCAGAGTCTTTGTCACAGTCTACATGTACAAAGTTTACTTTCTTACCATTAAAGGTTTTCGACTCGTTTTCTTTTACGAATTCTTCCCACTCGGGTTTAGCATGTTTGCAATGAGGACACCATTCTACACCGAAAAAGTATAATGTTACTACTTCTTGGTTGGGGTTTTCATTTCTTATATTCATACCATTCGCATATCCTTCTAGGAGCGACCGGTCAGATTGTGGGGCAATATATGTTTTATAAATATAGTAAGCACATGCAATTAAAACAGCAGCAAAAGATGCTATTAATATATATCTAGTAACTGTCGGTAAAGAGTTTATTACTTTTTTAAATTTGAAAACTGAATCAGCCATTTATATCTCTATATTATATTATATATATAAAAGATTAATATATGTTTTGCGAATAAACGAATAATATACTACTAAATATTTAATACAACAATTTAAAACTATAGTATAGTATAACTATAGTATAACAACTAAATATAAACTATCACATTTATATCATCTGTAATGCTTTTTCGCTGTTCTGATGGAAAAATAATAGACATTAAAATTCAATCATTTATTACAGATAAAGACTATTACGATATATTACTAAAAATAACTAAAAATAGTTAACTCGGGTATATAAAATAATTTATTTAAAAATTGTATAAAAAATATAAAAAACTAGTATTAGTACTATTAATTCAAATAGACAATATAGTATAAAAAATAATTTAACTTTAGCCATAGATGGGTCTAAAAATAATCCTTTTGTGTTGAAAATTATTCCGAGTGATTTATAAACATTTGTGAATACGTATAAATATAGTCCTACAATTCCTATTTTTATTATTAAAGAAAGAAAACTACTCTTACTTATTTTTGTTCCATATGTAATTATAATAAGAACTAAACCTACAATAATAAGATATGTAGTATTTTTAACAGAATCAGAAAAACTTTTTAATGAATCTATAGAAGTAGTTGACATATTATATTGTTATATATATATATAAAAATAGATATATATAAATATAGTTAAATGGCGTATAAAAAAACACTAACAGTTTATAAATATAACAGAAACGGAAATATAAACAGAAACAGAAACAAAAACAGAAACAGAAACATAAATTTTAATACAAAAACAAAAGCAACAGTAAAAAAGCGTACATTCTCGCGTAAGGATTACATGAGCGGCGACGGTATGTTAACAAGTGTATGGGGACCTGCGGCATGGCATCTTCTTCATACTATAAGTTTCAACTACCCTATAAACCCAACCGAAGAAAACAAAAAACAGTATAAGGATTTTGTTGAAAACTTGAAAAATGTTCTTCCTTGTAAATACTGTAGAATGAATTTGGAAAATAATTTAAAGGCACATCCAGTTAAACCTTGTCATATGAAAAATCGTGATACATTTTCGAGGTATATTTACAACTTACATGAAATCATTAACAAAATGTTGGGCAAAACATCGGGGCTTTCCTATTGTGATGTACGTGAAAGATATGAACACTTTAGGTCGAGGTGTACCCAAAATGATGCACCTAAAATATTCAAATTTAATACTACACGTAAAAAAGAAAAAGAAAAAGGATGTACCGAACCTTTATATGGTAAAAAAGCAAAATGTGTTATACAAATTGTACCCCAAGAAGAGAATACTCCATCATTTGTGGTAGATAACAAGTGTATTAAGGTTAGAGGCGAGTAATGTAAGTGACTGCATTCATGTTTTATACTATGTGTAAAACATGAGATGTTATAGATGCGTGAGATTTGAGTTAATTCGAATCAATAAATAATAAATACAAAAATATAAAAAAATAATAAATATTATAACTTATCAGCCCAAGGAATAGGTAACTGATTCATTAACCCACTGCTGTTATAGTTTGGAACCTTTTTACACTCAAATGAAGGTTCGGGGCATCTTGCGCATGGAGGACATGGCTGACATTTTTTCTCGCTATTTGATGAATTGTTACAGTTTACATTAGGACATGCTGGGCAAATAGGTGGTACAATCTCGGACTTAAGAATATACAAGTTTTCCTGACCAGGCGGAATTCTACTTTTCGGAACACCTTCGTCTTCTTTTATAACTGTTTCTTTTATATTGTACATCGGCCCATTCATATTTCCTTTAGCTACTGAATCAAATATACCTAGTCTATCAATTATTTTAACATTTGAATCAGCGTCATTCCTATAGTCGGAGTACTTTGGATTTTTCGTATTCATACTAGAGCGATCATTATCATCACCTGCATTAAGGTCATCTTTACTGTCATATTTGTTCTTATCAGAGTTCCAGTTTGCTTTATTATAAAAAGGATTATTATAGTTAGAAGATTTATTATCTGAATGATTTACACTTCTTACATTGTCATCATTTTTTTGTGTGTTATAATCTGAATAGGTGTCGTATGATCTTTTGTCATCGCTTCTATTAGAGAATCCTTCTAGTCCTTGGTTGGAACACATACCTAAAGTAGAACATAAAACAAGCGCAAGTAATAGTATGAGAAATATATGAATTTTTGTTAATTTCATTATTAAATGTAAATATAATATAATATATATATGGAAAAAAATTGATTAATATATATTTATATTATTATAAAATAAGAACAAAACTAAATACAACTATGACATCGACAACAGATGTAAATAATTTTGAAACTGACAATGAACTAAAAAATAAAAGAACAAAGATGACCGACAAAGTAGATAAACCCAAGCCTCATATTTTAAAGTCATCATATTTTGATTATGATGATACATGTAAATCGCCATTTGTTGAAATCGGTATAGACGAAGCTGGAAGAGGTCCTATGTTTGGACGCGTATATATTGGAGCCGTGGTTTTACCTAAAGATAGCAAACAGTTTGATTTCTCGAAAATGAAAGACAGTAAAAAATTTCACTCCGACAAAAAAATTAAAGAAGCAGCAGAGTATATAAAATCTCACGCTATCGCCTGGAGTGTTACATATGCCGAGCATGCTGAGATAGATGCAAAAAACATACGCAAAGCAACGATAGATTGTATGCATAATGCTGTTAACGATTTGATAGAAAAAATGAAAAAAACGGCTGACGAACTATACTTACTAGTTGATGGTAATGATTTTATACCTATGATGAAACTATGCGACGATTCTTATACTCAAATACCTCATAAGTGTATTGAAAGTGGCGACAACACATATGCCTCAATTGCTGCTGCTTCTATTCTTGCAAAAGTTACACGCGATGAGTATATTATGCAAATGTGCAGAGAAAATCCAGAGCTAAATACGCGATATGATCTGGAGAGTAACAAAGGATATGGTACAAAAAAACATATGGATGGTATAAAAACATACGGAATCAGCCAATGGCATAGAAAAAGCTTTGGGTTATGCAAAGAGTTTTCTTAAATGTAAACTTAATGTAATCTTGATATAAATATGTAACAGTGTAGTGTAGAGGTGTTTATCTTCTTTTTTTCATTGCAGGAGCAATAAAAATTCCATATACAATGTACAGAATATAAATAACAACAAAAAATACGATTAACAGGTTGAATATTTTCATAATATTACAAAATGTCGAATCATCTTTTGAATCGCATTTTATAGTAGTTCCAAAAATACCGAAAATTCCCGAACCTAAAACACCACCATTACCCATACTCGAACCTCCTTTGGCCATTATTATGTATAATATATATTATGTATATTATATTATATATGTTTGTATTTTAATAAAAAATTTCAGTAAATTGAAGTGAAAATTATGAATTAAATAATAAACAAAATACCAAATTCAAATCAAAAAAAACGACCTAAATCTACCAAAACAACAAACACAAAAACAAACAAAATGAAAGTTCTTGTTTTCGACACTGAGACATCCGGGTTACCCAAGGAGCGCAATCCTTCTATATATGATACCGACAAATGGCCTCACGTGATGCAGGTAAGTTTTATTATATACAATACAGAAACAGGTAAACTAGAGGATACGTATGACGCATATATTAAACTGAATACGTGGGTAATCGTCGACCCTGTTTCTGAAGGAATACACGGAATTACGCGCGAAATAATGGACAAACAAGGAGTTTCAATACAAGATGCTCTTATTCGACTACGTGATGCTCTTGGAAGGGTGGATCTATGCGTGGGACACAACGTTTCATTCGACAAGCGGTTCATTATAGTAGAAGGAATCCGCAATAATATTCGAATGAACTTTCCTGCAGACTATTGTACTATGAAAAATAGCAAAGAGGTCTGCAAAATTGACTACACATTTTCGAATGGAACAAAAGGATTTAAGTTTCCCAAGTTAATGGAATTATACGAGCATCTATTTCCGGGGATTCCGGCGCCTCAAAACTTACACAACTCTTTTGCGGATACCGTTGTTACCTTGAAATGTTACTGTAAGTTGGCTCATGGTGTAAACCTGTCGCTTGAATCGCGTGATTTTAGAGCATTATTTCGTGAAAATTGCTGCTAAATAAAATATAATACAGTTGAATTTACTTACTTACGATGTCTGTATCGCTTAGTATGGCGTTTCATGTGGCGTTTAGTATTGCGTTTTTTGTTATGCGTTGAACGTCGATGACGACGATGGCTTTTACAAGATTTTTTACTAGCATGGCGTTTACGACGGGAATGTGTTCTACCTGCAGCCATTGCATTTCGGTTAAAATCATCATCAGCAGCAGCAACATCGTCATCATCAGCAACATCGTCATACCTGTTAGCAGTAGTAAAAAATGTTTTTTCTTTAAAATCAGGATCTGGGATGATATATCTATAGTCATTGCTGTTAGCAGCAGGAAAAAATGTTTTTTCAAAACCAAAAAATTTTTCCAAAAATTGAATTTGGGGCTTAAATGATTCAAGTTGTTTTAAGTCTATCTTTTTATCACCAAGACAAGTTACAACATATTTAAAAATTGAAGTTTCTTTATCAGCAACTGTATAACGTCCGGCCAAAGAAGGAGCTATACCGGCAAGAGTTGGAGTTGTAGTTTTAAGATCATATCTTAAATTTGTAAGAAAATTTTTAAGTTCTTTAACTAAATTATTTATTTTTTTACCTACACTGACACAACAGTGACTAACTGTTTTGCCGAATACATTAGACAAAAAACAATCTTTACCTAAAACCCCGGATTTATTAAAATATCGTTTTAATGTGTTTTTTAGTACTTCTAGGTTTGTTTGAGTTAACTTAGGTTCTTCATTAAGAGCCAGGTTTGGTTGATCTAACTGAGGTTCTTCATTAAGAGTAAGTTTTTCTTCAGCAGTTAGTTCCTCGTCATAGAATCTTTTTATTGTTCTTTCAACGAAAGTTCTTTTATACATACCGGTACTTGCGCCAAAATAAAGTTCTTGAAGTTTAATTTTACCGTGTTTATATTTTTTAAGAATTTCAAACATTTTCATTGTCTCTGGTGAAACATTTAGACCTTCGAGCATACGTTGAACAGTTTGTATGTCCAAAGACTGCTGGTCTGTTAGCTTATCAGAATTCTCTTTTGCTTGCTCATCAGATGGTATATCTTCATAATCCAACATTTATCTAATATGTATATAATACTAATATTAAAATAAAAATAATAATATATTTTTATTTTATGTCAACGTAATTATACTATTTACATAGTATTTACTTACTTACCATGTCTGTATCGCTTAGTATGGTGTTTCATATGACGTTTCATGTGGCGTTTTTTGTTACGCGTTGAATGGCGACGATGACGATGGCTTTTACGAGATTTTTTACTAGCATGGCGATATTTATTTTTAGAATATCCACCAACTACTACTCCTGTAGTGTTACTTGGTAATACTGGTAAAAATTTTTTTAAATTTTGGGCACTACTTGAACATGCTATTAAATCTATATCTCTACATTTTTCAACATAATTTACCGGATTAGTATCTTTGCTATCAATATAAAAACCATTTTTACTAAAATCCTTAACACTAAAATCATAATATTTTACGGAATCATCACTAGAATATGTTTTAAATAAACTATCGAGCGCATTATCTAAAATTATCATTTTATCACATACAATTTGACAGCAGCTTTGGGTTGTTACTTTTCCGGTAATAAGCGATTTAGAACCCCAAAAGCCACCGCATTTTTTACGTAAAACATTACCATCCAAGTGTTTTTGTAATAGTCGTTCTAGATGAAGACGAAATTTATCGGTAAATAAACGTGGATAAAAAAGTTTATAGTATTCAATATCAATAGCTTTAACTATTTTTTTTTTAATAATATCTATCATAATTGTAATATCAGTATACACAAACGGTTTACTCTTATCATCCGTACTAAGATACTCTCTAGTACTCTGAAGAGAGGCATGTGTCCCTGTGTAGGCGCTGTTCAAATCTAAAATCAACTGTTGTGAATTAAATAAATCAAGTAGAGTTTCTAATGGGGCAGGAGAAGATGCCTGAGAAGATGCCATAAGAATTCTATCAAATTTCTCTGAAACCGTCTTATCATCTTTTAATAATTTTGTAATAAATTCTTTCATTTTATCGTCTGTTACTTGGATCATAAAATCTGAAGTTAAGTTCGCCATAGTTGGTATAATATTCATTGGAGGTTCATGCACTTCGTCACTACTAGGAATATACTCAATACCAGACATTTATTTAATATATATATATAATATCGATATTAAAAAATAAAATCAGTTATAAAATTATTTAAATAAATATTTTAAAGACATTGAATAATCAATTTTTGAGGGGCTACCGTTGCATTCTATCTTACCAAAAATAAAAGTTAAATAGTTGAAATTATTTTTATATTCGAATTTTTTACGACCCATGTAAACAAAAAATCCTATAGTAGTTAAAATAAATATTACAATAATCAACAAATTATTGAGTTTTATAATTATATCATGTTTTTTCTCTATTTCTTCCTTTTCTTTCTTAGAAGCCGTTTCTGCTTGTTTATGAAGTTCTTCGCGTTTCAAATATAAAATATAGATAACTGCTGTAATAATTAAAATAGGAATAAAAAAACCATATTCGGTTTTCGAAATTAATATGAATATAACATATAAGTAAAAAGAAATACTAAATATCTTATATAAACTTTTATCAGGAATATTCTCAAGTAATACAATCAAAAATGTAATACTTAAATAAACCATAGCATGTTTTAGTATTAAATTATTTTCTAATGCTCGTCTTAACTGACACGGAAATAAATTGGAAGTAGAGTCGGCGAATATTAAAAGAAAAAATGTAAAAATACAATAAACAGGAACTTTATCGTTTATGCTAAAAACAGTCATAATAATAAATATATATATATTAGTGATATATTATTGATATATTATTAATATATTTCAAAAAATATATTAATAAACACCTAGTAATAAAAACTCAATTCACGAAGAACACATCTCACATGTATTTGAATCACCGTAACCTCCAATATCATATTTGTCAAAACTAATATTGTCACTTCCATCGTCATTTTTTTCTTTGTCTAATCTCGCCACATTTTCAGGTTCAATGGTAAACTGTTGTGCCTGGTGTTTTGGTTTTCTACGCAAATAGTAGATGCCCGTTTTAAGACCACGCGTCCATGAATAAAAGTGCATAGATGTCAAAGTATTATAGTTTGGTTCTTCTAGCCACAGGTTCAAACTCTGGCTCTGACAAATAAATGCTCCACGGTCGGCAGCCATATCTATCAAATGTTTCATAGGTATTTCCCAAACTGTTTTATACTTATTTTTAATATGTTCGGTTAGTCCAGGTAGTAACGATGTGTCCAACTGTTGTATACTTCCACGGTTAGCAATAATATTGTTTTTAATTTTTTCATTCCATATTCCCAAACTAATGAATTCTTTAATCAAATACTTATTTACCATAATAAATTCACCAGCCAAAGTTCGTCGCATATATATATTACTAGTAATTGGTTCAAAACATTCATTATTGCCGAGAATTTGAGATGTGCTTGCTGTGGGCATTGGGGCAACAAGAAGGGAGTTTCGTATACCATATTTTATAATTTCTGAACGCAGCGTGTCCCAGTCATAACGACCAGGTGTAGGCGCTATATTCCACATATCAAACTGGAAAACACCTTTAGACATAGGTGAGCCGATAAATGAGGAGTAAGCGCCCAATAAGTCGGGTGTATTTTTAAGGTTATTATATTCATCATCTGTTAGTTTAAAATTTTCTCCTGTAGATAGATCAAAGGGTGCTGTTTTTAATAAACCAAAAAATCTAGACCTTTCTATAGAAATAAGATTTGATTCAGATAGTGCAGCATGATATATAGTTTCAAATATTAGCTTGTTAATTCGAATAGCTTCTTCACTATGAAAAGGTATATTCATCATAAAAAAAACATCAGCCAATCCTTGTACACCAATACCGATGGGACGATGAAGCAAGTTGCTTGTCCGTGTTTTTTCAGTCGGGTAATAATTGATATCTATTACGCGATTTAAGTTTCGTGTAACGACACGAACAACATCATATAGATGTTCAAAATTAAAAACATATTGCAACGTATCCGTGTCAAAATGAACAAATCGATTCAGTGCAATACTTGCAAGGTTACATACCGCTGTTTCATCCTTATCAGAATATTGAATAATTTCCGTACACAAATTAGAAGATTTGATAGTACCAAGATTTTTCTGATTGCTTTTATGGTTTGCTGCATCTTTATAACACAAATAAGGTGTACCAGTTTCCATTTGACTGTCAAGAATTTTAAACCAAAGGTCGCGAGACTTTACTTTACGTTTAAATCTACCGGCGGTTTCATATTTTTGATATAATTCTTTGAACTCATTACCATATACATCGGCCAATCCCGGACATTCGTCTGGACAAAAGAGACACCAGTCTTCGTTTGTTTTTACTTTTTCCATAAAAAGGTCAGGAATCCAAAGAGCATAAAATAAGTCACGTGCACGCATTTCTTCGTCACCCTGGTTTTTCTTTAAGTCTAGAAAGTCTACGATATCGGCATGCCATGGTTCCAAATATATGGCGAAGCTCCCATTGCGACGTCCACCTTGGTCGATATATCGGGCAGTATTATTAAATACTCGAAGCATAGGAACAATACCGGTAGATAAACCATTTGTTCCGCGAATTAAACTACCAGATGCACGAATGTTATGAATATGAAGACCGATTCCTCCGGCCCATTTTGAAATATTTGCACATTCCTTTAAAGTATTGAAAATACCATCTAAACTATCATGTTCCATCGAAATCAAATAACATGAACTAAGTTGAGGACGCGGCGTCCCAGCATTGAAAAGAGTAGGTGTAGCATGTGTAAAATATTTTTCAGACATAAGTATAAACGTCTCTAATACATTTTTCAAATTTTCACCGTGTATCCCAATCGATACACGCATCCACATATATTGCGGGCGCTCCTGGATGACACCGTTTATCTTCATAAGATAAGCACGCTCAAGTGTTTTAAAACCGAAATAGTCGAATAAAAAATCATTTTTAGAATATTGTGATACTAAGTCCTCTAAAATGTCACCATTCTTCTCGATAATATTCCATGTATATTCTGAAATAAGGGGTGTATGAACACCATCTTTATCTGTAAATTCATAAAGACGTCGCATAACATTTACAAAAGATGGGTCTGTATTTTTGTGATGGTTAGAGATAATAATATAAGATGCGAGTGTTCCATAATCTGGATGTTGCGATGACTGAGTCGCACATTGTTCGGCTGTAAGGTCATCGATTTTTGTAGTTGGTATGCCGTCATATAATTGGTCAATAATTTTTATAACCAATGCTGAAAAATTTATAGAAACGCCTGCTTGTATTCCCATTTTTTTTACTCGTGTTAGAATTTTATCGAATTTTACTTCTTGAAACGAACCATCTCGCTTCTTTACATGCATTTGGCTTTCCCATATGTTATCATTTTTGTGCATTGTTCTGAAATATAATATGTGTATTATTATTACATATATTATATTTATACCATTTTAATATAATTGTTTCTTTAATATTATAGTAACGTGACTTACTAACTCACCTACGACCTCTCGAAGAATGACGTTTTGTCGTCTTATATTTTCGAGACTTGGTCGACTTTACATGACGACTGTGTTTATTACGTCTACGAACACTAGTTGCACCACCACCACCACCACCACCCTGTTTTTTCAAAAGTTTATATGCTTTATGTAGCTGTTTAAAAAGAATAGATGATTCATCTTGATTGTCTAAATTCTTATCGGGGTGTAATCTTAAAGCCATTTCATTAAATCTTTGTTTAATTTCACGAGATGTAGGAGCATAACGGGGGTCAAACTCCATAATAATTAATGCATCTCGTTTAGATATAGGTGATGGATGTCTACGTGTTAACCTAGAACGTGGACTAAGTTGTGGTTCCTCTGCAGGACCCGCTTGAGCATGTGCTCGTGCATGTGACTGTTGATATTGATATTGTTGTTGTCTTTGTTGTTGTTGTTGTCGCATATGTTCTCGCCATTGTCTTTCTTGTTCGATTTCCCGTTCCCTCGTCCTAATATATGCTTCTTCTTCTTCTTTTGCACGACGTTCCCTTTCTTGTTTTTCTCTTTTTATGTGTTCTCTTTCTTGTTTTTCTCTTGCAGATTGAGACATTTTTTCTCGTTCCTTCATATCTTTATCTGCATGATATCTCTCCATAGCCTGAACATAACTAAGATCATTCCCTTTTCTTGCACCATATCTTTGTTCTAACATGGAGTAAAATTTCCGCTGACGTTCACGTGCTCTATCAGCAGCACGAGGTTTTTCTAATGTTGCGCTCATTATTCCAGATGCTGTTAAAGGTAACGCACCTTGCTCTGTATGTGCAGGTCGATATAATAATCTCATACGATCCGGGGATACCGGACGTAAGCGTCGATCATTAGTAACGGTATTTCCGGAAAGTCCAAGTGTAACAGGAGCAGGACGTCCGCGCTTTAAAGCCTCAATCTCTGCAGGAGTACGCAAACGACCAGTTCTTGGACTTATAGATGGATCCTTATTCAAGCCAATCATTGGTGGTAACTCCATTGTTTTTTTACCACTCATAATAATTATATTTTACTTATATACTATTTGTATATTATTTATATATTATGAAATAGTCAAATATTATTACAAATATTTTATTACAAATATAATAAAATATTTTTTAATTATATATAACTATATTATTTAACAAAATGAAAAGCAGTACAATAAAAGGATGTGATTTTAAAATTATCATAAATTTTTTTTTAGTAGTTTTAGTAATATTTTTAGTATTAGTTTTTATAGGAGCCATAAAAGTATACCATACTGAAACATTTGCTCCAAATATGAATAATAATAACCAACTTGAGCCTGGTAACTTTCCTATATCTAGTACGCAACCTATTTTATATGGAGACTATAAAGTAAAACAAAATACAAATGTTACAAAAAACAATGACTATAATATTTGGAAAGAATATCCCGTTTACCCTAATTCATATAAACAGGAAACAAATAATAAGCGATATTGGACTACTCCCGATAACGGTACATGTTCGCCAGCTGAGTTTTGCGGAACTCCTTATGAAAGGACTGAGCAGAAAAAAGATGTAATAACTAAACCTATTCCTATAGAAGCGAATGTTACGCGAATTAACTGGTGGGCAGCAAATACATGCGAATAAATCAACACTTTTAAACAAATATTAAACAAATATTAAACAAATATTAAACAAATATTAAACAATAAATATAATATACTATTTATTGTTTATAGATTATAGTTTATCGTTATCATATATTGAGTTCTAAATCAGATATTACAATAAGACAACCCGATTCATTTGTAGTTTCTTCATATGGTATATTATTTTTTTTCTTAGGAGTTCGTTTTTTAGGAGCCCTATGTTCATAACCGGTTTCTCGTTCCCTAAGAATCGTATTCCATACATTTTCTATTTTTTTAATTGCACTTTCAAACCATATGTCATTCTTTCTGATAAGAACGCAACTATACTGATTAAGATACCAGTATATATTTTTTAACCAAGTAATTCCTGCATTCTTATCAATAATTTCTTCACACCACCGATCATATTCTTCACGTGTTAAATATAAGGGCGCATATTCATAAAACGGTTTACCGTCTTTCATAAAATAGGCAATCACACCTTTAAGAGTTTTAGCAGATGTTAAATAAAATTCAGCGTCAATATCCGACGAAGAGTCATGTATAAATGCCTCCTCATCTTCATACTCTTTAAAACATGTCTCTAGAAAATCGCATTCATCGCAGTCACATACTTGCATTTGAAGTTGGGTTTGTATCCAATATTCTTCAATCGGTATTCCCGTTATTTCACGATTGAATACATTTTTAATTTCCAACATGCGACCATACAAGGGAGAGACCGGGTCAACGTTAATACCATCTGGCGATGCTCCCAAGAAATCATATTTCGGATGTTTTATGCAACCAAATTCTCCAACCTTTGTGTTATTTCTTGCTTCATATAACATAACCGAAAGTTTTTCATATTTTTGCCCCCAGTGAAGAGGCGAGTTTGTATTTACAAATGTTTTTTCCACTATAATCTGTTCTTTATCCTTTTCCCTTTCTATGTCGTCTACATCATATGAATTTGCTGTAATATTAGCAGCGAGTGGTTTACACTTTTCATAAATAAGTTGGTTTATACATGATTCTGATTTAAATACTTTCCATGCAGCACTTGCCGTAATAAGTTTATTCCGGAAAATATACCATCCTGCTGTTCTTTGTTCATCTTGTGGGATTGATTTTAAGTATTCTATTTTTTTAACGGTTTCTGCGACATTTGGAGGTTGTAAAATACAAGTAGTAGGATAAGACCTGGGTGGAACAATGGTTTCAAAATATTCTTCTAAACAAATAGTTATAATTTCTTCAATCTGATTTTCCATTTCTTCCGTAAATGCAAATATATCAATGCTAGTAAATGAATTATCTGAAAATGTATACTCTATAACCTCATATATGGAGTTTTCTAACTTTATATGAAAAGTAGGGTCGCTAAATGACAGAGGATTATTTCTTACACTTTCGTCAATACAATATAATATAGACTCGCGCAGTCCTTGTACATCTTGTTCTGATAATGAAGGACTTATGTTAGTACAAACATCGACATTATTAGACTCATCTGCATTTTCATTTTCACTATCTGTATCTCGTTCTGTGTCACTATTATCTTTTAGAAAATCCCAATCTGATATATCACTTTCGATGGTATTGTTTTTAATAAATTCACTAAAAGGTATACCATTTATTAAAATATCTGCTGTTTGTGTTGCTACATCTGTCATGATAAAATTATATAAAACTTAAAAATATATGTGTGAATTATTTTAAGGGGATGGTTAATATAAATAAGAAGATATTTCTAAGTTGGTATCAATTTTATATTAGATGTAAATAACCATAACCATAACCATAACCATAACCATAAATATGACAACGTAGAATAAAAAATATTATCTATTATTTATTGTCATCATCGCTGTTATTATTTGAATTATTTCTTGAATTGGTTGAACTAATTATAATATTTTGAGGTACTCCAGATAACCCGGCAATTTTTGCTGCTTTATTATCTCTTGTTTTATTTACCTTTTTAGGAGGAAGAGATTTCAAAGTAGACTGTCGTTTTTCACATCTTTTTAGAGTAAACTTACGATTAACTTGATTGAACAAAAGACATGGTATTGATTTTATAATACCATTCTCTCGGTCATAAATAACATCTTTTGATTTTGACAGACGTTTTTGGTCAAGACTGGTTGTTAAAAATGATAGTAAAATCTTTGATTCTTTTACAGTAAGGTTATTAATTGTCGAGTAATCATCAACAAAAAGACGTATTTTTTGCATTTTTATTGTTTTATCTAACTTACTCCAAAGCTCATTTGTGTGTGTTTGTTTTTCTTTTTCGAGAAAATCGTTAATATTGTTTACATCATTGGTGTCTCTTGGACTTAAATTATTATAATTATTATTACTTAAAAGCATTGACTTATATTTTATATTTTTCAGGTCTTTCATTTCTTTACTCATTTTATATATATTATATATAAAGTAAAGTTTAACCTTTTTTTCTATTTGTTATATTTATTACATATAATATGAAATCGATTTCAATCACAGGAAAAAGAAATACTGATAAGATAAAAACTTTAGAAAATCCAGATATGATATGTGAAAGAAATTCCATGAAAAAGTTTCCAAAGGATCTTATTGCATTTTATGAAAATCATGAAGAACAAGTATCTTTAGTAAATAAGCTTTATATGGACGTGAGACCACTAGAGAACTGTGAGATTTTCATAAAAGAAATTGATAAAAAAATAAAGGGATACAAACAACAAGATATAGAAAAAGAACTATATGAAAAAGATAAATTCATAGATGTTGAGCATGTATTATCAGAATTAACAGGATGTAGATTAAAATGTTATTACTGTAATACAAAGTGTTATATTATATATAATGAAGTGTTATCAAAGACGCAGTGGACTATTGACAGAATTGATAATAACTATGGACATAATAATGATAACATAGTTATTGCATGTTTAGACTGTAATGTAAGAAGAGGTACAATGGATAGTGATAGGTTTAAACTAGGTAAACAAATGAAATTTATAAAAAAAAACCACGATGATGATAATTTATTATAATATTTAAATATATACAAATATTTTACTTAATTTTAATTTACGCAAAAAGCATTTAAAATGAATTTTGTTTTAATAAATACAAATAAATAACATTAAGAATGTCTTCTAGTACTACATATTCTAATTATACAACCCAAAATGACCTTTTATTAAACAATCTTTTAAAATTTTATGAAGAGAATAATAACATGGATTATATGTTACGAATTATAAATGGAGAATCAAAAATTTCTCTAAGGATAATAGACTGGTTTGCAACAAACTATGCAAAAAAATATTATACTGTTTATGAGATACCCAATACGGAGCGTCGGTTTAAAGTATATGTAGACTATAAGTTAAAATTAAAAGCATATTCGAAGAAAAGATTTGACCCTTTTTGTAGATGGGATAGGATAACAGTTCCATATAAAGATGGTAAATATATTCAGACAACGATTGGTCAATTGAATTTTTTTAAATGGGCTCTAGAAAACAATGTAATTCATTTTATAGAAGAAAATTATTCAAACATTGAAAAAGATATGAATAACCGAAATAGTACTTCAAAGAGTAAATCATTGTCTGGCTCTTCTATATCAAGTGCATCTACAGAATCTACAAGTGTTGATGTTAATGATATTATTGACGGTGACAATAACAGTGTGAGCAATGGTGTAGTTTCAGGGGATATAAATAACAAGACAAGAAAAAAACGCGAAGAATTGTCTATTTCGGCTACAAAAAGTATTAAAAAGGAAAAAGTAGAAATTGTGGTAAATTTTAACTGAAATACTTAAACAATTTACACACTTAATAAATTAAATTAATTAATGATTGAGTTATAATAAATTAAAAAATATAAAAAATATAATAAAAATATAATTACAGTATTTTTATTATTAGAAATAAAATTTTAATATAAATAATGGGTAATACATTATCAATAAGAAAAATAAATTGTGAAGATATGCAAAAAGCTTGTAACAGTAGTAACACCGACAACTATATTATAATAAACACATTAGAAGCTAACATGCAAAAGTGTCTAATAAAAAATACAATTCAAATAGACCAAGAAGAACAAATTATAAATTCTATTATAAAAAAAACACGGAATAAACATATTATAATATATGGTAGAAATTGTAACGACGAGAAGACGTATAAAAAATATGAACAGTTGGTAGGCCTAGGATTTACTAATGTATATATATACGTTGGAGGAATGTTTGAATGGCTATTACTACAAGACATATACAGTAATGATTTATTTCCTACTACTAGCAAAGAGATGGATATATTAAAATATAAATCACAGCGAATATTCGATGTGAAGTATATAGAAAATGGGTAATATAACGGTTTAATATTTCAACGTATTTAGTGTCTATAATGAATGAATAAATGTATCAATTTGTTTCAGTATTTCAAAATTTGCTTCCGGGTTTGTTTTCAAGTCTATATCGGCATTGATAACTAGTTTTGGGATATTCTCACTATTAATCCATTCATCATGGTATTTGTCACATTCTTTCAAGTATTCAAGTGGGATATTTTCTCCTTCTCTTGCGCGAATATTTACGCGTTTCAAACATGTTTCTGGAGATGCTTTTATATAAACAATTGCTCCAATCGGTACATCACTTATAAATTCGTCATACCATTTTTTATAAATAGTATACTCGTCGTGTTCTATGTCGCCCTTATCGTATAACATTTTCGAAAATACATTTCTGTCTGTTCCTACACATCTCTCGGTAATAATATACTTATAACCTTTTTTAACCGCATCGCGAAGAAGTGCTAGTCGGGAAATATATGCAAGCATCTGAAGTCTGAATGCAAATTTTTTTTGGTCCTTGTAATAGTTGGAAAGAATAGTAACTCCGTTCTCATCAACAATGGAGTTCCATTCATCGACGGGTTCTTGAATAAATAGAATATCTTTGCGACCTTGAGCAGTATAATATTCTTCAATATCTTTCACTTTTGTTGATTTTCCTGATCCAATATTCCCATCAAAACTTATAATTTTAGGAGGCATAACTGACGATGACGATGAGTTTGTTGATGGTGTGACGAGAGATGAGGATTGAGTAAACTTGTTAGACATGTTTGTGTTTTCAGAAAAGATAACGACTTTTATGTTATAATATACTAAAATATATTGTTTCAATTTTGCATACTCAAATATTAACATCAATATATAATATATTAAAGTAGGTTAAATATATCTTGTTAATTTTATATAACGATACCTACATACTCTCATTTATCTAAACATAGTATATTTTACATACTGTTTAATCATAAGATGACACAACCAGAAGCCTCAGTAGAAAATATAAATGTAAATGATAATAATAAATCAAACGATAAATCAAACGAACCAGAAGTAGACATACACATCGATTTATATCAAAATAAGTTATCAAAAGCCGAATGGGATTATATGGAAGTACCCGAGTCTAAAGATGAAATTGAAATTCTCAATTTAATTAAAAAAGGTTTTTCAAATGTAAATATCAAGTATAATACAGCAAAGTCTATCATTGGTGTTTTAAAGACATCTATTACGGAAGAAACTATGGTATTTTTATTTAATAAATATTTCAGAAAAAGGATAGAAGAAATATGCGAAGAACATGACTACACGGGTTACAACTGCGAAGAAATCATTGGAAAGAATAAAAATTTAAAAATAAAAAAAATAGACGAGATGAGAATAGTTAATAATAATTTTCAAGAAAACAATGATAAAATTTATGAGTTTGTTTTGCTAGAAATCATCGAACAACTAATCGAATATCATGAAGATAAAAAAGCAAACTGGTATTATTATTATTATACCTTAAAGTTTATGAAAAATAATGAAATCGAACACTTGAATACGTATGTTATTAACTTTGTGGAAAACGTTTTAGAAAGATACGAGAGTGAGTTCAAAATAAAAACGTTTATTAGATATGCTTATAATTTTATCGAAAAAAATGAATACCTATTCAAGTATCAAGACTTTTCTTTATATGAACATCAGAAACAAATATTCACTATTTGTAAAAATCCCAACCCTAAACTTATATTATATATTGCACCAACAGGTACAGGTAAAACTCTTACACCAATTGGATTATCGGAACAATTTAACATACCGAATCCAGATGTATCTGTTGGAGGATTTATTACAAAAAAATATAGAATCATTTTTGTATGCGCTGCTCGACACGTTGGTCTTGCCTTGGCGAAATCGGCAATAAGTGCGATGAAAAAGATTGCGTTTGCTTTCGGTTGTAATAGTGTGAGCGACATTAGGCTTCATTATTATGCTGCAAAAGAAGCGACGCGTGACAGAAATGGACGCATTCGTAAGGTGGATAATACAGTAGGAGACGAAGTAGAAATAATGATATGCGATATTAAATCATATATTCACGCCATGTTGTATATGAAGGCATTTAATAATGTTAACAATATAATTACATATTTTGATGAACCTACGATTTCACTAGACTATAGCGAACATGAGTTTCATAAACTAATCAAGAAAAACTGGATTGAAAATCAAATACCAAATGTTGTATTATCCTCTGCGACACTCCCACACGAGAATGAAATTCAGACAACTATTTTAGATTTCAGGACAAGATTTATTGGTGCAGAAGTTGTATCTATTGTGAGTCATGACTGCTCTAAGTCTATCCCAATAGTAAATAAAGATGGTTATGTAGACTTGCCTCACTTTCTTTTCGAGTCGTATGAGGATGTGTTGAAATCGGCCAAACATTGCAGCAATTATAAAACACTTTTAAGATATTTTGACTTGAACGAGATAGTAAAATTTATAATATTTGTAAATGAAGAAAAATTGTACACAAACAGCAGGTATTCATTGGAAAGATACTTTGCAGATGTGATGGATGTTACTATGACAAATATAAAATTATACTACTTGATTCTTCTTAAAAATATTATACCGGATAAATGGGATGAACTTTTTAATAAAATGAAAACAAAGCGTGTAAAAATACATGAATCGAATATTTATTTTACAACACATGATGCACATACGCTTACAGATGGACCGACGATTTTTCTAACGAATGATGTTGAAAAAATAGCAAAATTCGCGATTCAAAATTCAAAAATTCCGGCCGAAGTAATTGACGATTTAATGAATTCTATAGAACATAACAATGTATTATCAAATAAGATTGACGTTTTAGAAAAAGAAATTCAAACTATAGAAGAAGAAAAAGAGAAGTTAAAAGATAGTGGTAAAGATGGGGCAAAGAGTAAAGGAACTGGGGGTGGTAATATAGTTGTAGATACGAGAGAAATAAGAGAAAAGCAACAAATTATAGATATGATAAGATGTAATGTAAAAAGGATAGCATTAAGTGATGTTTTTGTACCCAATAAGTTAGAACATATAATAAGGTGGACAAAAAGGGAAGTATATACAAATGAATTTTCAGCGAACTTAGATGAAAGTATTGTAGAAAAAATTATGTTGCTTCAAATCGATAATCACTGGAAGATATTGTTGCTAATGGGTATTGGTGCTATAACTAATCATACAAATGTAAAATATAATGAAATAATTAAAGAGTTGGCGCAAAATCAAAAATTGTACATTATTATTGCGTCTTCAGACTATGTATATGGAACCAATTATCAGTTTTGTCATGGGTACATTAGCAAAGATTTGAGTAACATGACACAAGAAAAAACGATTCAAGCAATGGGTCGCGTTGGAAGAAACAAACTACAACAAACATATACTATTCGTTTTAGAGACAATGAAATTATAAAGACACTCTTTATTGACTGTGACAATAAACCAGAAGTCAAAAATATGAATAAGCTTTTTAGTTCGGCTTAACCGCGATTATTTACGTTTATTGTTTTGACTGTTATTAAATATTAGTACCATTCATACCATTCATACCATATCAACAATAAACGTATGCAATATATGTTGATTCACATCCCAAAAATCTGTCCGTACCTTTGTACCGCGTTCTGTAAAAGTATGTGAACTAAATCCGGTTGTAATCTTGCTCCAAACGCTTTTTACATCATGTTTTTTATGCTTGAATTCTGTCGATTCATCGTGTAATTTTACATTTGCGTTTCCACCGGATCCTATTATTACCATACCGGCAGCACCTGTTGTCATATACTTTGATTTCCCGTCTATAGAATATTGTTCTAAATTATGATTATGTCCATTTAGATACAAATGAACACGATTGCTACCTAATATAGATTGAAAATCTTCAGCATCTATTTCATCAGCTTTGTGGTGTCCGACTATAAATATCCATTCGGTGGGTGGGATATTTTCTACTGTCGTATTAAACCAGTCGAGCTGTGTTTTACAGTCTTGGGCAATAATATTTTCATGAAACATGCATTCTCCTGGTTGAGGGGAGCAAGTGGGATATTGAATACCACAAGGGTCCCATTTTTTTCTATCGTCGCCTCTATAATCCATGACACACGGATTCGTATCTAAAACTATAATATTTAAAGTGATTTGAGTTGTATTGCGGTCACTATTGTCATCACTATAGTTAAATACTACGCGACGGTGATAATACCTGTCGTCCATTATCCACTGAGGAATAGTTTGATTCAACTCTAACTGCGCTGTAGAATTAAAACCATAATCATGATTACCCAAAGCATTATACCAAGGCAGACCAATATTCCCAAATAATTCGACATAGTCAGCATTGACCTGAGAGTCGCTCGTATTTTGAATCCCACAGTAATAAAAATTGTCGCCAGTATTTAATACAAGTTTTGGGTTATATTCTGACGCATATATTTTCATAGCATATGCAGTGCTTTCGGCATTACGTAAGTGGTAACCGCCAAGAGATGCTGACCCCCAATCCCCTAAAGAAAGAATATTTATGTCACGAGGGCTAAACTGTGTAGTATATCGCGGCACCATATCTATGGGCAATGTTACGACGTTTGGTACAAGTAGGGAAACCGTAGACATGAACAAAAGCAAGGATTGTATTTTCATGCTGGTTGTTTTCTGTATTTATTTAGAATGAGAAAAAGTATTTATATTGTTATGTTTATTATTATAGCAATATTATGTTATTATAAATGAATAACATAATATAATAATATTACCTGTTATCTAGCACTTCATCCACGAAGTCGCAGGACTAAATGGAGAGTGCTCTCTTTTTGGACATTATAGTCCGCAAGTGTCCTACCATCTTCGAGCTGTTTTCCGGCATGGATTAAGCGTTGCTGGTCTGGAGGAATACCTTCCTTGTCTTGAATCTTTGCTTTAACGGAATCGATAGTGTCGTTATTTTCTACTTCAAGAGTAATGGTCTTACCGGTGAGTGTCTTGACAAAAATCTGCATCTTGATTCGGTTGCCTTAACGTGTGTCGTTATAATATATATACATATTATATTTCTAAGTATATTTGGATATTCATTATACAAAATTTACGGAGTTTCATTTTGTAGATTATCCTTCCTCTTTTTTTCTAAATCATCTACAATTTTGTTAGCCTCTGCTAGTTTATCGCTTACTTTGACTTTACCTGATTTACTTGAAGTCCATGATTTAGGTAAATCGGGATGCTTTTCTATTTTAAAATATTCACGCTCTTTTGTATGTGACCTATCTATCCACTCTCGATAATATACAACATACTTTTTCATCATATGATGCTCTAAACCAAGAGGCAATGTTTGAGCACTATGTTTTCTATTTCGTTTTTTAGTAAAAGACTTTTCATTTAGCGCTTCTTTGTTTTCAACTTTTGCCGGTTCAGCTTCCGTTTCTATTTCCATAGTTACAATTATTATTGTTATTATTCTATAAAAATAAATTTAATTCTCGTTTTTAATTTATATTTCTAATTTATAGTTTATAGTTTATATAACTAAAGTCAAAACACAAATGTTAAAAAATATTTTTGGTTTAGTAAATAATACCCAAAATCCAAACCCTAAATTACCTCAGTACCCAAAAAAAATAAATAATAATACTAAAGCTGATATTTCCCCAGAAACAGTAAAAAAAATGAATGTTTTTTATAAATTATTAGACACCGTATGTGCTATGTTAGATGATAAACAAATTCCATTTTATCTTGATTGTGGTACCCTATTGGGTTGTATTCGCGAAGGAAGATTACTATTACATGATACTGACATAGATATAACAATACATTTATCGCGATGGGAACAACTACTTGAGATAGACTACTCAAAATATGGTCTAGTTTTGAAAAGAAAATATAAAGGATTTCCTGACTATTCTGGCGGTAACTTAATATCTGTTCATCTAGAAAATGAAAGTCCTGATTATTATTGTGATATTTATGCAAACCCTGCATTTCCAATACTATCTGTAGGTGCAATAGGTAACACTTTATATCCTGTTCCAATAGACCCAGGGCTATATTTAAAACAGTTGTATGGTAACTGGATGACTCCATCCAGCGGACACGCTGATACAGATTTCCATAGAAATAATGGACTTATTCTTAGCGAGTATAGAAAAAATTGGGATTTAAGATACAATATATATAAATGTAAATTTTAATATCAGAATATCAGAATATCAGAATATCAGAATATCAGAATATCATAATATTATCAGAATAGTATAATATTATAATAATATAACATAAAAATATAACATAAAAATACTATAATACCATGAACTTATCTGTTATAAATCCTACAACTATAGCATATATTGTTCTCATAATATCAGCATGTGTTATTTTACTTTTTTGTATAGGACACTGCATTTCAAGGCGCGCCAATATATAATATAGAAAATTGATATAAATAAAAGATTATATATTAAATAAGCACACAAAAACTCAATCGTCTCAAAACATCGTCTTCAATGGCCGGAAAGAGCAAAAGCAAAAGCAATAACAGTGGAAAAGGTAAGGCAGGTGCAAGCGGTGGTTCAAAGATGAAGACTGCGATGTCAGCGCAAAATAATCCAGCTGCGCGTGTTAAAATTCCGCAAACTATTGGACTACCTGGACAAATCGCAAATAATGCAGGTGGATATTCATTTGCTCTTCCTCTTGAGCAAGAATGGATGCGATACTTGATTATTGGGAGCAAATCGGATAATGGAAGTTTCTATCAATGTGGTGGCGCAATTGCTACTACAATTTCGAAGTGTATTATGTCGGCTATTTTATCACCGACTACATGTGAGCATTTGATTCGGGATATCGTGGATGTATCTGTGAATGCGAGGGCTCCAAAACAGGAGATGACGATGATGTCACTTGCGGCGGCGATTGTGTTTCCACCCGATAATAAATGCAAGGCACAGGCACTGGACGCTATTGGACAGGTATGTCGTATTCCCACTCATCTCTTCATGTTGGTACAATATATTCGCGACATTTCGCAAGACAAGGCGAAACCAGGTAAGGGGTTCGGCAAAGGTGTTCGCCGCGCATTGACCGAATACTATACATCGCGTGGAGGATTGGAGCTGGCTGTTCTAGTAACAAAGTATAAAAATCGCGAGGGATGGACACATGAGGATTTGATTTCACTGCTTCACATCAATCCTGCGCAAATGAAAGATGATGGTGGGCGTCTTGTATTGGAGTGGATTATGAAGAAGGACAAACCTGAGCGCATGATTGAGGCGAATCCGTCGAAAGGAGTCATGGCGACAACACTGCCCGCAAAAATGGAGAGGACTGAATTTCTGAAACGACTGGCGGCGATTCCAACACCCAATAAAGATGGAGCAAGTGAAGGCAAAGGATTTATGAAAACGATTACAAGCGCAATCGGGTCGATTATGGAAGGCAGCGGACCCGCTACTTCAGTCGGAAAAAAAATATTGGTTATGTTTGAAGTAGCCCACCCAGAAAGTTCAATGGTAGGTACGCCCATCAAACTCATGGTTAGTGAAATGGAACAGTTACACAATGTCAAGAAAACGCTTGCTGACATGGGAGTGGCGCCGATTGGTAATATGGTTCTATGGTATGGCGGCAAGTCGATATCATCCGCGAAATCTTTACTAGATATTTCATACAATACGACAAATAAGATATATGTTCTTTCCGGAACAGAGCCTGTACCTGTTCCTACACCCACTCCTGTACCTGCCCCAGCACCAGCACCAGCACCAGAAACGGCAAAGGTGACGGAGGGCAGTGGAGAAGAAAAAGCGGAAAAAGTGTGTGAAGACCCTCTTGTGACGACTGCTAGATTTCTGAAGGCACTACTCGAGTTGTCAAAAACAGGTGAAAAGAAGGATGCCGTCACAGCAGTCGCGATCATGGAACAAAACAAGAAAATTCAGCGCGAACATTTGCCTACGGAGCTTCTAAATACGCCGCAAATCTGGAATACACTTCTCGCTGGAATGGGAATGACTGCACTGGTTCGCAATCTCGGGAAATTGTCACAGGTCGGAGTTGCGTCATCAAGGTCGCAGGAAATTATTAAAATGCTGACTGATGCTAAAAATGTCAAGGAGTCAAGGATTCACCCACTTCAAGTACTGGTTGGAATGAAAACGTATTCACAGGGAAAGGGCGATCTCGGCTCAATGACATGGCCTGTAAATTCATACATCACGACAGCACTCTCGACAACATTTAGGCAGGCGTTTGGAAATATCACACCGACAGGAAAACGGTTTATGATTGGATTGGATGTATCTGGGAGTATGTCGATGTGTATGTGTGCCGGTGCAAAAAATATTACACCACGTGAGGGGTCAGTTGCGATGGCGATGATGACATTACATGCCGAGGGGGCGCAAAATGTACATATTTATGGATTCAGTAATACATTTTATAATTTCAATGGGAAGATTCGACCCGAGATGACAATCCAGGACGCAATTAAAGCCACTGATGTACCGTTTGGAGCTACAGATTGCGCTTTGCCGATGACGGAGGCGCTTAAAATGTATAATCGCAGCGGTGTTGTGATTGATGTATTTTGCGTATACACGGATAGTGAAACATATGCGCCAACAGTTCATCCTCAAGTGGCGCTAGAAGAATATCGCAGAGTAACGGGAATCGATGCAAAACTAATTGTGATTGGAATGGTGGCGAATCAGTTGACAATCGCCGACCCGAAGGATAAGAATACGCTAAATTTGGCTGGATTTGATACATCGACACCGGAGTTGATTAGCATGTTTGTTAGGGGGCAGATTTGAGACAGGTGGTTGTATACGATACAAATGTGATATAATGAGAAATATATATTATTACTTTTTTTAGTAATAATATATATACATCTAAACTATATGTAAAACCTATATAAAAAGATTGTAATCATATTATGTAGCAAATTACATAACACGCTTTAAAAACACAAAATGGAAACAAGCACTACTACTGCTACTGCTGCGGCTACAATTACATACAACGATGTTATTACAAAATTCAAGGATTTGAAAAAGAAATATTATACTGAACGTGGGTGTATGATTTCAACACTGTATGACAATTTTGTTAAAGAATTTATAAAAAAACATCCGAATTTAGTATGGGAACAGACATATAATTCATATGCTGAGACAGACGTTTTGACAGGTAAAATTAATGTAATTATTTTTGGGAGACCTTTTGTAGTATATTTACATCGTCCTATAAAACAAGTTCATAGATGGGAGTATGAGAATTTTTTTGGATTCGGAGGACATTGTGAGGATTTTTCATATGACAGAATCATTGCAACATTTCAAGAAAGGTTTGATGAGAATATCGATATTGAATATTTGCTAATGACTGGAACATTAGCTAGTGGAGAGGGCGACGATTGTTGTGTGATTGATGAAAAATATATTAAAAATACTTTGAAACTGTTAGTGGTTGGTGGGTACGCAAAACGTTGGGCAGCTTTTAATGAATTTAAAGAATGGTTCAAGGAGAATGGATTTGAATTGGGAGTTGATATTAATAATGGTAATACATTGACATCGTTTATGTTTGAAGACTATGCGGTGATTTAATAATCAACAATTATTTCCTTATTTATCTATATATTAAAATTACACCTATCCATTTAAATATAGGACATTAGATTTTAGCGTATTTTTAACGAAATTGTTATTCTTATAATATATATATTAAAATATTGAGAGTACATATGTATAATATGAACGAAAAATGGCTATATATGGTCACTGTTGGATTGATAATATTATGGATATTACTCACTATTTTTAAAAAAATGGGCATGGCTCCTATAATACAACGTAATACAATGGGTGTTTGGTTACTCATATTTATTGGATTAACATTATCAAAATATTTTTTTAATAACTTATACTACGCTATACCGATTATAGTAGCAATATTCATAATACACGAGTTAATATGGTATGGAGCACACATTGATATTTTTAAAGATGAAAGTGAAACTACTGAGAATTTTTATAACTGGGCGAATGTTTTTTGTAAAGAAATTATAAATAAAGAACTAACGGTAGATACACCCAACACTGAAGCCGATTCGTCTGAAAAATCATCAGACTTGAGTGAAGGACTATTTGATAACAACTGGAATTTAACAAATGTTGAAGCATATAATAACAAATTTGGTACATATTTTAAATATTTAAATCTCGAGCCTGGGATGAAAATACTCGACATTGGTTGTGGAAATGGGCACTGGCTGCAATATTGTAAAAATAGAGGAGTTGATGGTATGGGTATTTCAATAAGTATAACACAGGTCGAACTATGCAAGAAAAATGGACTAGATGTAATTCAAGGTGACATAATTAAAGGCATTTTAAAAAAAATAAATAGTAAGTTTGACGCAGTAAGCGCAATCGGTCCAGTTGAACATTTTTCATCGGTAAGTAGTAGCGAAAGCGAATGCAATAAACTCCTTCAAACCTATTATAATGATGTTATGAGCCTAATCGACACTAACAGTAAATCTAGAAGATACCTAAACAGTTATATGACTACAAATACAGAGTATTCAAAGTACCGCACACCCGAATGGTATTATCATATATACTTAATATGTTCAACATTTGGATACGGATTTTATAATTCGGATGAAAACATGGTGAAAATATATAGTACCCAAAATTCGCAGAAAGGTATTGAATCCAAGATTATTGAAAAACGAGACTATACTGAAGATTATAGATGGATGATGGCTAGAAATAAAAACTCTATTGGCTACTGTAACTATAAAGTTAGAACTAGTCAACAAGTTTTGCAGTTCGTCGAAGACGTACTTACAGATTCTGGTTGGTGGGCGCGGTTTTTGTATGGCGCAAGTGATTCTTGGTTGTGGCAGTTTGGAGGTACATCTGAAACCCCTATTCCAAAAATCACCGATACACCAATTCGATCCTACATATACGTTACTGAAATAAATAAAATTTGAATATACTGTGTAAGTACAATATTATATTTTAAACCATAAACGACGTGTCACCTATAATATCGCGAAGAACCATGTTTGTATATGCATGTGCGACTGCATCTGCTTCATAATAGTTCCAATATATGTCTTGAAGTCCTAGGTCTGAAGAGCTATAATTACCTCTGCATATGACATTTGTAAAGTGGGTTATAGTACAATGAACAGGAGACTTCGGATAATCATTTTTGACAAATATGCCTTTGAATTTTTGGTGCGCGTATTCGGGGCGTTTTTCTTGAATCAGGTAGGTCCTTCCAGGTTTAAGGTCGATGGGGTTCACAAGTTGAAGGGGGCGCATTGGGGCGATACGATGTTACAATTCGTAATATCATGATAAAACAATATAAAACATTTCAATTTTATATTGTTTTTGCTGTACTCGACCAAAATATATTCAAATCATCTTTAATTTTTCACCTATTTCTCTATAATGGTGTCCATTATATGGGATATTTTTGGTAAGTGCTTTTGTCAATGTTTTGTCGCTAATTGCTAACGATTTAATACAATCGTATTTACATTCAAATTTTTTTATTAAGTTATTATTTGTGTCATATTGTCCAACGCCATTTTTGTATAACATTGGTGTTCCATTTATTTCTTCAAATTTGCTAGTTAATTCTTCATTACAATTATTATATAACATATAATAAAAACCATTGGCTAAACTATTATTTTTTACCGGATTATCTAATGCCGAAGAAGACGTATAACCATTTAAATGTGCAGCAGTTTTTCTGTCTATATACACATTTACTATTTTGGTTTTATCTTTATCTATTTGGGCTATGTAACCTAGATTTTGAACCTTTGTTTCTTTCGTTGGTTTAATTTCATGTATAACATTTGGATCCAAATTTCTTTCAACTAGTAACCATCGAAAACCACAATAGATAGTGTTCTCTGTTATTGCTTTCATTACACTTGGTCTCTTTATATGTTTACTTTCATTCATTGCTTCTGTAACAGATTCATACACTTTGGTTAACTGTAATGATTCGGGATTTATTTTTTGGAGTCTTGGACCGAGGTTAGGTAGTTGTTGATTAAAACCAGTAACTATTTTTTTCTCTTGTTGTGAGTTTAACTTACTTAATATTTCTTTATTTGTTTGTTCTAAAGAATTAACTTTACTTAATAAAATTTTATTAGTATGTATTATTTCCTTTAATAATTCATTGTCGTTATTTGTAAATGTATTCATAGCATTTTCTTGATTTTTAAATTTTAAATTTTCAATTTCAAGTAACAACTCATTTACTTTATAATTATAATTATCTATATTATCATTAACTATTTTTGATAATACTTTATATGTGAGATTTCCGCCGATTAAAAACAATTCATTTTCACTATCATGATTCGGTAGATTTTTTACTATATTTGGTTTTATAATACTATGACTATGTAGAAAATGCTCAAAGTCTTTACTTTTATTTACACAGAAACAATCAAGTAATGTACATTCCTCATATTTACTTTTATGTTCATTATATCTCCCCATAATTCCTATTCTGCTTTCTCCTATTTTTACAACATATGAACCATTTTCAAATGTTTTAACTTTAATAATATAAACCATATTTCCGGCATTGTTAAATTGTTTGAGTAGAAATTTTTCATTATCTAGTTCTTTTTGTTTAATTAATTTTTCTTCCATTTCTTTATTTTTGGTGGTTTCTATTTTTTTTAATTGTTGTGTAAGTTCTTGACATTCTTCATTAGCTATTTCAAACATAATAGTTTCAAGTTTAATAAAGTAATCATGAATTTCATCTGCTTTTTTTGTCTCAGCTTTTAAACAAAATTTTTTAAATGTATCTATATTTAACATAATAATTCCTTTGTTATGACCTCCATGAATCTTATCATCTTGCTTTACCTCTTGGTAAAGCAAGAATTTATAATCATTACCTATTATAAAATTTTTTTCTAACATTTGTTTAGCCTTTATTTTTTGACTAAACCCAAGCCATTTCCATACATTATCTAAATCAATAATAAAATCAATTTTGTTATCATACTTCAAATAGCAATAAAAACTTGACAAAAATAGCTGTTGTTCATAACTTGTAAAATTATTTTTAACCTTTTCAATCAATTTTGACTGGTAATTACCATTAAATTTTGTAATGGGGTTGGATTCAATGAGATTTACGATGTCGACGCTCATTGTGTGCTATATATCCTATTATATATATGTCTTTAAGTTGTTTTTTGCTTTAATAATCAACAAGCAAAAGTTAATTATTAAAATAGTAGTAAAATACAACACGATATATGGTAACAATACAGCGTTTAATTGGAGTAAGCAAGACCACCCATACCAGACATGATACGAAGAACGTTGTAATTGGTAGCATAGACACGAACCTTGGCAGTCTTGGTGCCCTCAACGGTAGCGTTGGAGAGAACCAGCTGAAGGGTAGCATTGTCAATGCGGGAGAAGTTGCAACTGCCGCTTGGTTGGTGCTCTTCGGGCCTGAGCGCAAAAGAGTACACATTGATACCGGTGTCAGGGGTGCGGGTGTGGTGCTGGTAAGGCTGGACGAGGTCGAAGTAAGTTCCTTCGCGCTCAGAGAAGCGATCCTGGCCGTTAAGCTGGAGCTTAGCGGTGACGACGGGGTTCATACCCCAGCAGTGAAGGGGGAGAGAAGTCTGGGTAAGAACGAAAGTGCCGGCATCAGATACACCAGAGTTCTGGTAAGGATTGGTTCCACTAAGACCAGGAGCAAAGTCGGCCTGATCATAGCCAGTACCGTTTTGCCCAGCGGCCTCACCCTGCTGCCACCAGTAAGTATTGGAGACATCGATAGCACCAGCCTCAGTAAAGAGACCAGAACCATTGATGAAGGAGCCAGTAGTCTGGGCAACAGCATCGTGTCCACCAAAAGCATGGATAGCGTTGGGAAGAGCATCGACGGCATCAGTGTAGTTGAAGGGCTGAGCACCAAGAAGCCTGTACAGAAGCTGGTTGCAGTCGAGAGAAGAACAGTAGTCAACGTTCTGATCGGGCTGGACAATCCAAATGAGCTCCTTAACAGGGTGGTTAAAGTTGAGCTTGATCTTGTTGGAAGAAGAACCGACAGACTCATCACCAGTGAACTGAAGCTGCTCAATAAGGTACTCGTGAGGGTTCTGGGCCATGCGTCTGCGCTCATCAGTGTCCAAGAAGACGTAGTCAACATAGAGAGAGGCAGCGACAAGAGACTGATTGTAGGCAGTGTTGACACGGCCACCAGCGGGAGAGTTGGAAGTGTTGCTACCGCAGCTGAGAGAGCCGACAGCCCACAAGCACTCATCAATGGGACGAATATCGAGGTTAATCTTGACTTCGTGATACTGAAGAGCGATGAGGGGCAGGGCAAGACCGGGGTTACGGCAGTACCAGAACTGAAAGGGAACATAGAGGGTAGTCTCAGGAAGAGCATTGCGGGGAGCGCAAACCTGACGAGGGGCATTAGCCTGGCAGGGACCATCGATGGCGTTGAACGAAGGATCGGTGATGAAGGTCAACTCGGTGGTGTTTCCAACCATAGCATAGTAACCGGGCTGCTGGTCAACGGGAAGAGTAAGGTTGTTCCAGATGTGCATCCAGTCACCATACTGGCGATCAATGCGCTGACCACCGATCTCAACCTCAACCTGAGAAATCAGCTGCTCACCGGGGAAATCGAGCCAACGAGCATAAACACCGTCCTGGGAAGTACCCTTCATGGACTGGTTAATCTCGGGGAGAGTAACCTGAAGGTAAGTGCGGTAAGCCAAATCACCATTACGAGAAATGGTGCAGGTCACACGACGACCAAAGTCAGCCTGACCGTTAAAAGTCTGCTCAATAGACTCCATTGCGAAGTTGGTGTGACGTTTGTAAGACACCTTCCAAAAGGTAATCTGAGGGTTGCCCGTAAGATAGACATCTTGGGCGCCGTAAGCTACAAGTTGCATAAGACCTCCTGCCATTTTTGTTTATTATAATATTGCTAAAGAAAAAAATTTTATAAAAAATCTTAATTAACTTTTTATAAATTAATAATTAATAATTAATATAATAAATCGGTTGACATTTTTCCTAAATTCAACACATCATCAAATCATCAAATCACCAAATCATCAAATCACCAAATCATCAAATCATGAAATCATGAAATCGTTAGACCGCTAAATAATGTTATTCATATTTGACTTCAAAAAATTTACTAAATATTCATCCGAGTATATCTCCATTTGTTTTTCATGCTTTTTCCTAAAAACATAGTTATCATTCTTTTTTCGTATACTCCAACCATTTTCTAAAGTATTCATCAAAAATATCATCAAATAAATATCATTTTTTTGTTCACCATTTATATCCAGTTTACCCTTGTCTATTAACTGTTTTAATGTATGAATTCCCTCCTTTAATGGTATTATATCTTCCTTCTTTTTAATTATTTCTAAGTTAATAGGACTACTACTTTGCCTCTGCACCTGCCCATTGTTGTTACTGTTGTTACTGTTGTATATTTTATGGATAATACGTTTATTTAAATAGTCTTCTGTTATAATCTCCGTCGTAGAATCTTCTAAATTTTTTAAATAAAATATAGTTTTCCTTTTTTTTATAGCCCAGTTTTTTTCTAAAGAGTTAATAATAAATTTCATTTTGTAATATGTTTCTCTCTTAATATTCACAATGTCCAATGACTCTATATTTATACTTGTCTTTAAAACATTCGAACTAGATTTAGTATTACATGCTTTATCGTGTACATTTTCTTCTGTATCACTTGTTTTACCACTTTTAGTACATACGTCTAAATTATTTGATAACATTATTTTATTTTTATAGAGAAAACATTAATGCATTCCTAACATTATTCCTATTTACATATTTCATAATTTACAATTTACAATTTATATACTACAAAAATTCCTAAACATTATAGTTTTATATTTTATATTTTATATTTTATATTTTATATATAATTTAACCGGCTACTTGGTGCTCTTTTGTTAGGATTGCCTTGTGATGCAAAGAAAATGTTTTGTTTTCACTAGAAAAATAACTTGGGTAAAGAATACTCCAGTCTAATCCCTCATCAAGTAAGCTTAACTTTGTATAAATATATCCAATAAATGCACTACAAAAAAATCTAGAAGTTTTCTGAGGATGAGGGTCCTTTTTACAATAAGCTTCTATCCAATCCGTAACAACAATATCATACGGTTTGTCGTATACAACTTTGTGTATTTCTTTTAACTTTTCAAAGTTAAATATTTTGTTATACTCTTCTGAACTTTCAAACTCTATTCTGCGAACATATATTTTTCCACCATATGTTGTAATAAAATGATCATACGGAACAAACTGAACACCAAATTTCTTTGTATTATCTTCCGGATCTGGGACATCAGAAATACCCGATGTCCAAACATATGTTCCCTTTAATGAAACATTCGTGAATTCCGGGTCTACTACAATCATACCAACATGAGAAAAATCACTCTTTGTCGCAAATTTTATAACCCAACTAAGTAACCCCCACGATTTATATTCAAGATCATCACATAAAATAAGGTCACCAGTCTTTAACTTACACATCATTTCAGACATTTTATATTATATTATAAAAAATATAAATAATATAAAAAATATAAATATTACAATGAAGTTTAATTGGAACCAATTGGGATTAATTGGAACTAGTTGGAATTAATTATTATGTAAAACAAATAATATGTTACTACTAATATCAATACAAAACTTAAAATATTTACTACAAATTGTGATAAATTTGTTACTATATTCTGTGACATGTTTAATGATGTAATATTTACATAGTTACTTAGGTTAGTAAGTAACATTAATTTTACCATTAAAGGATGAATAATATTAGTTATTATACTTAAAATTAAATCTTTAAATGCACTCGCTATAGCTACCGCCGCTGCAAATGTCAAAACAGTTTCTGTTTTAGTATCTAAAAACTTTCTTATTAAACGTATTAATGAATGGTTATTATCATTCGGGTTGGTGTTATTATCATTAGAGTTGGTGTTGTTATTATTATAACTATCACCATTATTACCATTGGTATTATTTTGTACTTTCGTATTTTGACTATTCTGTTGACTTGCGTACATTTATGTAAATGCGTATATAAATATGTATATAAATATTTATATAATTAAAAAATACTAAAATAGATATAATTATTAATTATTATATATTAAAAAAGTTATACTTATAACAATATAATAGATATATATAGATGCCGTCTTTTAAACATAAAACAAATAAAAAAATTTTCGTAGACAAAAAAAGAATAATGACGCTGGATAGTGTTCATCGCGAATTACAATCAGAATTCAACTTAATTAACAGTGATGTTTTACCTACATTAGTTCGCAAAAAAAATGAAATAATGACAAAATTAAATAATCCTGAGACTATAGCAGATGTTAATGAAAAAATAGAGTTACAAGATTCTTTATACGATATAAAAGAAGAAATTTATAAAAATAAGAAAAAAATTAAAGATTATTACCTAAATAACAGCAGATTTATTTTCGATTATTTTGAAAACAAAAAAGAAATTACAAATGGTACAAATAAGACAACTATCCTTAACTCTTTCTTTAAAGTCAACGATAAGACATTTGATGAAAATGCCTTAACTCGTGCAAATGATAACAATGTTCAAAAGTTTTTTACAAATCTTGACCAGACTTTTATTAACATTAATGACTATATTTACGCCACCGATACATGTCAATCGTGTAATAAAGGAGAAATGATTCCTGTCGAACATGAGGGAATTATGGTATGTAATGTATGCGCAAAACAAGTTACCTACCTTATTGAAAACGAGAAGCCATCTTATAAAGAACCACCCAAAGAAGCATGCTTTTATGCTTACAAAAGAATTAACCATTTTAAAGAAATCCTCGCTCAGTTTCAAGCAAAAGAAACTACGCAAATTCCGGAAGAAGTTCTTGAAAATATCAAGCAACAACTTAATAAAGAACGCATACCTCTTTCTAAATTTACAAACTCTAAAGCAAAAGAAGTTCTCAAAAAATTAGGGTATAATAAATACTATGAGCATATCCCCTTCATTAAAGATAAACTCGGTATTAAACCGCCGATTATGACGCCAGAATTAGAAGAGACTTTGTGTAATCTTTTTATGGAGATACAAGGACCTTATGCAAAATTTTGCCCGGATGATCGTGTAAATTTTTTGAATTATTATTATACAGTTTATAAACTGTGTGAACTTCTTGAGAAGAGCGAGTTTCTTTCTTATTTTCCAATGTTGAAAGATAAGGAAAAACGAATTGAACAAGATGATATTTGGAAGAAAATTTGCGAGGAATTAAATTGGGTTTTTATTCCTACTCAATAAATACTAACAAATGCATTTTTTACTTTACACTATGATAAATAATATCAATAAAAATTGCAAGTAACATGGGAAACTGCCAAGCTGAAAATATATGATTATGTGTATTATCTTTCGTACATAGTGTAATAACCATTATATAAAAACTAATAAATAAACATAATAAAAGAAGAAATAAAAATACACGATGAATATAGTTTAAATTAAAATATAGTTTATTTATTTTCATAACTATATCTTATATAAATATAACATATAATTTATTTTATTAATATTATAGAAACTGTAAATTGAGGTTTTTATTCCGACTCAGTAATTTGCTTACACTCTCCCACACAAATGCTGCGGAAGAATTAAAATTAGAATTAAGGAGACACATTACCTGGTAGAGAAGGGGATTCTATTTCCTTAATTTTTAGTTTTGATTTTGTGGAACTCCTTGGTGAAGAAGCAGCACTCCTTGGTGAAGAAGCAGCACTCCTTGGTGAAGAAGCAGCAGCAACAGCAGCAGCACCTGTCAAAGCAGCCCTTGATTCATCGATAATAACATTAACATCATCATAAATAGGTGGAATACCACTTAATATTCTAGTAACAGGGTCTATAAAAGCAACTTTATTGAATTTACGAATAGCTGTAGCAATCCTTTCAATAACATCTTTAGAACTATTTCTATCTTTAGCATCATTCAGAGAGTTATAAAGATTTTTAAGTACTATTATATCCCCTATTCGTCTTAATAATAAAATATTAGTTTTTATCATATCATAATCATTTACATCAGGTGAAAAAGTATAAGTTTCACCTTCGGTAATTTTTCCATTAGTATAAACTTTCAATGTTAATCCCTGGGCAAGTGTTGGTTTAAGAACTTTATCACTAGACACCGTACCACTAGGTTGATCATCATTTTCTATAAATATGTCTTTTAGTTTTAAACTATTGGATAGAGAACCTGGGAATAAAATGAGATATACATCAGTATTTAAAGTAATCGTTTGTCTTCTTTTAGAAAGGCGAGATAACATAATACTATATGTATATTTATATCTACTACCTAATCCTTCTGGTCTTGTAATATCCTCAATTTGTTTTAATGCTATAAGCCAGTTAAAATGTTTTGTTAATGATTTAGTCCTACCTGGTTGAACTTTTATAAAAGATAATACCATGTTACGTTTTCCAGTAGAACTATAAAATATTGGAGATTGGTCAGAAGTATTTACAAAACTATAAGTATCGTTGCCGCGAGAATTCGTAGAAACAGTCATATCTTGGTAGTTAATTAATTCATTATATGGAGCCGGAGTTGGAAATTCAAATAGCTCAGGCGCAACTTTTCTACTCCTCCACATCCCACCCTTTTGTAGACGACTCTTATGTTTTAATTTACGTGAATGTTTGTGGTATGTTCGTTTAGTCTTATATTTTTTGCCTCCGCCTCCATGTTTAGTGTGTCGCATATATTTATAATGCTTAGTGTATCTACGACATCTACTTAATTTCATTATATAATAATAAAATAAAATAATAAAATGTATTAATAATTTTATTATTTGTATAGTTTCTAAATGTAATACATGTTAATGTTTACCATTCATCCATCTACCTCTTGCATTTTTGATGCGCCCTCCTCATACATTTTTGATGAGGAGGGCGCATTTATTGCAACAAATTTAATTAGAAGATAAAAAACATCATCTATTTTAAAAGCATATCCGAAGTAATTAGGTTTTTCATCAGGTGACTCATTGTCCGGCCTTATATTAAGTAATAATTCATTACCAACAGGCTGGTGGACAACACTTTCATTATCATCTACAAAATAAGTATAATACCCATCAGAAAGACTCTCCCATGTGACCGGAGGATTATACTTTTGAACAAAACCATTCACAAATGTACCATCAATAGCTGTTCTTTTAAATTCATCAATAGCTGTTCTTTTAAATTCTACAGTGTCAGGTAATATATCTATACTTTTATCTATACTTTTATATCTTACTCGAAAAATATGTTTTACAATCATTGGTGGATAAACGCAATTATAAGATATTGTAAAAATTATATAATTATCATCTTGATACATAAATTCTATATTAAAACTAAACGAAATGTTTTCGTTTTCATCTAATAAAAGTGTTACTTTATAACTTTTTTTATCTTGATTTTCGGTTAAACTTACTTTAAATTTTCCATCTGTATAAAATTCTAAAAATTTTTTTCTACCTATTTTATTTACTTTTCTAAATTTCATTTTAACTACCGGTTTATCACTCAACCTTCCGAACCTTCCTAACATTGATGGTGTAATGTCACGAATAGAAAAACCACTTTCGGTAGGTATAACCGTTGGGACGCCTCCACGTAATATTCTTTTATGATGAGTTTTTATAATACGTCTAACATTTGTTTTCCTATATGTTTTTTTTAAACGTTTAGTATGTTTTACACGCTTAGTGTATCTACGACGTCTACTTATTTTCATTATATAATAATAAAATAATAAAATAATAAAATGTGTATAAAAGTTTATTATTTTATTTTAAAAAATCAATAGTAAATAATGATAACAATCTTTTTGCTATTTAAAATTTAAAACTTAAAGCTTCAGAGGGGTGGGGAAGCCAACAAGGTTAGCACCAATACCGAAGCCAGCACCTGTTCTAGCAGAAACGGCTAAAGTGGGGACATAAACATCAAGGATAGCGAAGGTGGCGGCAGCTACAAGAGAAATCAACGCAATTTCGTCCAATTTAAGAGTGCGAGATGGTATGGAGTAAGCAACTATCGCAACGCAAAGACCTTCGATAATATACTTAATAAAGCGCTTAAAAAGCTCACTAAAATCAAGTGTTCCGTACATTATAAATATAATGTAGAAAAAAATATTATATAATATTCGATATATATTAGATATTTATAGTTTATAGTTTATATTTGATATTTGATATTTGATATATTCTTAAACATATATTCTTAAACATGTATTTTTTAAATTAATAAATGGTTAAACTAACTTAAAATTATTATTTAAATATATATTATAATTATACTTATAATGTCTCAACCCAATAGTTTACCAAAGGGAGTTACTCCTAAATGTTTTCCCGATGGAAAGGAAAATCCCAAATATGCCGATCTTTTGGAGGAAGATAAACCGATTGCTGGTCAAAAATTTGTATGTCTTTCATTCGTTTCTCCAGAACATATTATTAAACAGAAGGAGCAGTTTCTTTTTGAGCAGTTTGTGAAGCAGTGGGATTATAAAAAGTCCATGGAAAAATTTACACAGTTTCTTAACTTCGTATCATTTAAGTATTCTCTTTCTTTCGATAAACTTACTGCAGATTTCCAGGAGTTTACAAAGGAAGAGGGTGAGACTATTCGTGCAACATCGGGAACACTGATTAGCGATGATTATAAAACATTTTTGGACAACAATGAGGACGAACTTGAGCAGAAATTCGGCGAGAAACACGAGTTTCAAACGTCTACACGAGGTATCAAAGTACGTGGCGTTTTTGCTACACAAGGCGAGGCAGAGCTTCGCTGTAAATTGCTGCGCGAGGTTGATCCCAATCATGATATTTATGTAGGACAAGTTGGTATGTGGGTACCATTCCATCCAGAGGCATATAAGACTGGACGCGTCGAGTATATGGAAGAAACACTCAACCAACTTATGTCCGATAAAAAGAAGAATGAAGATACTGCAAAACAGGAGTTTGAGAAACGTGTGCGTGAAGCTAGACAAAAGGCTATTGAAGAGAATATGAAGAAAGCCGAGGAGTCTGGTAATAAACTTACGCAAACAATTAATGCTGATGGTGAGTTGGTCGGCATTTCAAATGTTGCGAACTTTGATGGACTGGATGAGAATGCAACTGTTGACGATATTAAGAAGAGCATGTTCGAGGCTGAGAATGTTGTTCTCGATAAGAAGACTGATCATGGTTTGTCAAAGTTGACGCATTTTGAAAACTAGGATACAAAATAAAATAAAATAAAAAGGTGTAAAACGCGATATCAACTATTAAATATTATATGTTAAATATTATATGTCATTAATATATAATATTTTGTTATTAATTGGTATGAATAGAAAGGTAAAACAATATGTAGTAAGTAATTATTTTAAATCATTTAACTCTGGTAACGTGTTTATTCGTTTAGTTTGTTTATTATTTATTTTAGCTGCTCTTATTATATGCTTGTATCTATTATATAGGGCAATATCAAATGCGTTATATATGTATCGACTAAAAACAGATTTTTATAAATTACAAGACATGGGATTAAATGTGAAAAATTATAATATGCAATATGTTGAGGAGATAAAGAAAAAATATATTTCAAAACAATTAAAATTAAAAAAAGAAAATATAAAAGGCGAATTTAAAAATAAAAATGTTATAGGATTTATTCCGACTAACTATATCGTATTAGATATAGATACAAAAGATGGAATACAAACTGCTGATTTTTTAATTGAAAAAATTCCAAAAGATACGGTATATGAAAAAACACCGAATGGTTATCATTATTATTTCGAAAATGATACAGGAAAAACTATATATACATATGTTCAATTACATATAAATGATGTTAAATATTCAGTAGATATTTTAGGTATTGATAGTATTGTTACTATTTCCCCTTCTATGATACAAGGTAAAAATTATTATTGGATAAATAGTATTTTTACACACAAACCTGCAAAATTGTCAGAAAATATGTGGATATTAGATATTATAGAAAACAATAAAAATAAACCATTTTCTCGTAAATTTGATAGTGCAGAATTTGAAGTAAATATTAAAAATGCGTTTATAATTATAGATAACTTACATATTGAAAATTACTTTCGTTTTTTTTTTGGAAACATAAAAGAATATTCTAAAAAAATAAAATTATTAAATGGAACTATTTATGTATATGATGATAATTATTATTTTATGACAAAGTGCAGTTTTAGAAAATACAAAAATAAAAAATATCTATTAGAAAAACTAAAGGATATTATTACTGAATTAAAGCCATCGTGTATAGTAGATGTGTCTATTATATACAGCAACTATTTTAAATCTGAAAATATTTGTCAAATAACATCAGCTGTTATAGCTAACGATTTTAAAAATTATAAATATAATAGTAAATTCCCGAACTATATTGAAACTACTAATATATACAAAAAAATGAAATATCTAATCAATGATACAGTTACTATAAATAATTATGATAATACAAAATTAAAATATGAAATGCATGATACGTCTGAAAAAGATAGTGTTAATAAATTATTTATAGGTTCCGAAAGTATTTATGTTACAATATTTCTTTCAAATTATTTTAATATTCCAAGTGTATGCCTTGGGTCAGTTTATAGCTTAGATAATAACGATGTTGATACAAATAAAATATCAATAGGTAATGAAAAAAAAATTATGACATCTTTTTTATCAATTTTTTAGAGTTTTATTAATTTTTTGTATTTTTATTAATTTTTTTATTTTATATTTACCATACGATAATTTTTTGATTACATAAATAACAACTAAAATTAAAATAAAATAAAAAAGGAAATGGTACAAATAGTAGTTACTATAAGAAATATAATTTGCACTATTATCACATATTATATTTACATTTAATTCCTCTTTTTCGTTTAATTCGTCTATTAATCTACGTCTACCTGGTTCATATGAAATATAATTATTTATTTTTTTATATTGGGGTATATCTATGAGAGCAAGTTTATACTGTAAATCATTATACATTAAAATATAATGAAACATGGTAATATTGTTAATTATTGTTGGATTTGTTGATAACTCATATAGTAACGGGTTTACTATATGTTTCATTAAAAATGTATCATATGTTTTAACTATAACAAGTTTCGAAAAATGTACATCATATGTTTTTTTGTCTGGAAAAACCTCAAATACCTGTAGTAAACGGCGGTTACCTATTTTATTAAAATTAATACCTCTATGATGAATATTGGAATGAAATATTAATATATCCCCTCGATGTATGTTTATTATTATTTTTTTATTATAACTTTCAATACTTGAACCAATATTGTTGTATTTATGACTTCCTGGAATTATTTCTAGTTGAGAGTCGTCAAAATAACATAAACAAGTATAAATAGGTAGAAGTTTACTCTGTGTATTATTATAAATATCACCATGAAATGTTGATGCATCAGTTGAGTTATTATTATTACTTAACCGAAATTTAACATAATATGGATCGGTTATAACTGTTGAATTTTCTTTAATTTTTTTAAAAAATATATTATCGATAAAATTCTTTACTACCGAATAGTCTACTTTATTATCCTCTATGCTAGATAATCCTATATCCAGTTCATTATTATTTAATATATTTCTTAACAAGATATATCCTTGACTATCTATAACCGTTTCTGTATTATTGTTTTTTGAAAAATTCATAATATAATATAATATATATATTTTTTATTATTATAGAAATAATAATAAAATATATAATTCTGCTATGTTGATATTATAAAATTATTACCACTTATTTTTATTCACTTTGATTTTTGGACCCTGACCTTTGCGTTTAATATTTGCCGGGTCATACTGTTCTTCCTCATCATCCGAGTGAATATCCTTAGACATCTCCCAGAATTCTTTTGCACCCAATTTAAATGGACCATGTGTTTGCGCTTTATACCAAAATATCTGGTCATGCAATTTATTTGACTTTGCGTTATTATTAATTACCAAACATTCGTAATTTTCCGTACACTGGTCCATAACTTGACAAAAACTTTCAAATGTTGGAAACATACCTGCATAGTTTTCATAAATTCTTTTACGATTTCCAATATATGGCTCACGCAGAATAAAAACATAGTCAATATTTGTTCGCAAATTAGGTGGTATACCTAGAGGATACTGCATAGTAATTACTAACATGATCTTCCAATGACGACCATTCATGAAAAGTAGACGCATCATTACATCTTTTGTCCATTTATTGTCAAAAAGACAGTCATCCAATACCACAAATGTGCGAGGGTCAATCGTGCTTCTTTTATAAGACTCTATCTCCTTTTTCATCTGTTTTAATACGGCTTTTTGTCGTTTTAAAATATTTTCTATAATTGCTGTATTGTAAGCATCGTGAATAAATAATTTAGGAACATGCTCTCCAAAAAAACCGTTTCCTGCCTCTGTACCAGATATAACCGTTCCAATAGGAATATCTTGATGATAATACATTAAGTCTTTTACTAAAAAACTTTTACCTGTATCACGTCGTCCAATAAGAACAATAACGGGTCCTTTATTTTCATCGGGTCTAAAACTAATTGACCGCATATCAAATTTTGCTAATTCTAAACCCACACTCATTTATTATATATATTTACTTATTTATACTACATATTAAAAAATATAATTTTACAAACGCATATTTATGTTTTAGTAGGTTTTTAGTGGGTTTTTAGTATATTTTAGTTGGTTTTTAGTATCTTTTATTAGTTTAAAAAATAATAAAAATATGTATTTAAATAATTAAGTAATCGACGATGGATATTTGCGACGATCAGCCTATTTTTGGAGAAAACACATTTTCGTTAAACTATAGAAAACTTAACACTCGTGATTTATTTACTTCTTTAGAAGAATCCGAGCTTGGTATAGTAAATAGTAAAAATTACATCCCCATATATGAAAACTATTTTAATTTAAATGAGACAAACTATAATTCTATAAATTTGAATCAACGTTTTTATGTATCCGCTTTATCAGGTGTTGTTGATAAAAATAATATACAAGCCGCTGTTGTAGATGCCTTTAAAAGCACTTCAGAATCTTTAACAGTTCTTCATAAACCGATTTTTATTAAATTTTCCCCTTTAATAGATCCTGTTAAATACATGTCAGGAAAATATGAAAATTTAAATATAGAAGAGGAAGTTATAAATATTCCGATATTATCGAAACTTGAAAAAAAGGGGCATTTAAAAGCAAATGATAGAAATAATGCGGCATATGTTGATGGTTTTTTTTCATACTTATCAAGTCAAGTTTTAAACTGTCATGACTTTATTAATGGTCTTAATTTCTATGGTTCTTTCAATGCTATTAAAAATGATTTTTACTATAACGTAATTGACGATATAGACTATTTAGATAAAAACCCATTTTTTAATAAAAATAAGAATATTCTTTTTGATATCGAAGATGTTGAATATTCCGATGATAGCGAAAGCGTAGACAATGACAATGATAGCAACCATTCAAACTACGCACATAGACAACAAAAAAATACAAGAAATAAAAAGGAAAAAATTATAATTAGCAATAGCAATAATGAAAACATACAGGAATCAGATAACTCAGATAATATTATTGTCCACGAAGACTTTGATAAAATTAATACTGAACTAAGTTCTATATTTAATGTATCTTCTGATAATAAAGAATTATCTAGTGCGTGTGTGTTATGCGACGATGTTATATTGACATCGCAACTAGATGATATAGTTACTGATACTGGAAATATAGTTGAAGGAACAGACAGTATTGTATTAAACAAGGATTCGCATGTTAACAATGACAGCGATAGTAGTGACTCATTTACATCTGGTTCATGTTCTTCTCGTTCATCTTATACAAGTGATAGCCAAACAGATAACGGTTCAGGAAGTGACTGTGATATTGATGATATTATATGTCTTGATGAAACAGGTGTAGGTGTAGGTGCAGAAAAATCAGATAAAAAATCAAAAAATAATGATAAAATAAAAAATAAGTCAAAAAATATTTCTGATAACTCTTATAGCGATGAGGGAAGTCAAGGCGACGAAGAATACAATGAAGATGAAGACGGTAGTCAAGGAGAGGATGAATGTGATGATGACGACGACGATGACGAATATGACGACGATGAAACATTATGGGCAGTAATTAAGAATTTCCCGGTTTCCGCAATTATGTTGGAGAAATGTGATAATACTCTTGATTCTCTTATGATGCAAGAAAAGGAGATGACCGAAAATGAATGGAGGTCAGCACTTATGCAGATTATTATGACTCTTATTACATATCAAAAGTTGTTCGGATTTACACATAATGACCTACACACAAATAATGTAATGTACGTATACACTGAAAAAGAATATATATATTATCATTTTAATAAGAAATACTATCGCGTACCTACATATAATCGCATTTTTAAGATTATCGATTTTGGTCGCGCTATTTATAAATATAAATCCAAAATCATATGTAGCGACAGCTTCAGTATTACCGGTGATGCCGCTACACAATATAACTGCGAACCCTATTTTAATGATAAGAAGCCGCGTTTAGAACCCAATTTCAGTTTTGATTTGTGTCGCTTGGGGTGTTCTATTTTTGATTACTTTATTGACGACATGAGCAGTGTTGCAGCAATATGTAAAAAGGAGCCTTTGGCTAAGTTAATAGCGGAATGGGTTACCGATGACCAAAATAGGAACATTTTATATAAGGCGAATGGCGAGGAACGTTATCCTGACTTTAAGCTGTATAAGATGATTGCGCGAAGTGTTCATAATCATACACCTCAAGCACAATTGTCCAAACCTATTTTTGCCGATTATGAGTTTCCTAAGAAGAAGGTTAAAACAACTCATAGAATAATAAATATCGATAAAATGCCGTCTTATATGGACTAGATAGTTCTCGAATATAAGTAATTATAATATTTACTATTACTTATATATTTTATATACACACTATTACATTTAAAAACCGGGTGCTCCTGTAAATACATCTGGTTTAGAACCCAAAATAACAGGAGACTCGTTAAACTGTGTTACAATAAAATGCCCTAAAATGTAACTGATAAAAACAATAACAGCATCTCGAAGAGCAGTCTTCATTGGTTTTGAATCAGAGGCATCATCATCGCTTGGTTTTGAAATAAACCTTACTTCTATGAATTTTGCTAAAAGAAAGATACATGCAACAATTCCGGCCGAAACATACAAGTTGTCCATTTAATTTATAAAGGAATAATCTATTACAAGTTTTTACGAATAATGCTTAATAATGCTTAATAATGCTTAATAATGCTTAATAATGCTTAATAATGCTTAATATTGAATTTAATTTAAAATTTAAAAGTCATCAATGAGTGGAATTTCTTCTATTTTTAAATCAATGTTACCATCATCATCATCATCGTCATTCGGGAATGGATCAACACTTAACTCAACGTTATCTCCTATATTTAGTTTAACATTGTCATCATCTTCGTCATCATCTTCGTCATCATAGTCATCATCAAAATCTTTAGACGAATCATCGCGATTTTCATTACTTATATTTTCAATCGGTATTACCTCATTATTATCCATGTTAAAACTTACACCTGATGCGCTGGATGCGCTGGATGAACTAGAATCCATATCAATATATGGATCCGAAGATGTTCCTGCATTAGAAGCTGCTTTAATTTTTGAAAGTGTTTCGGCTTCTTCGGCGAGTTGTTTAGCCGACATAGGAGCTGGTTCGGAAATACTACCAGCAACCGGTTTATCAACAATAGGCTCTTGGGAAATAATTTCTTCTCTTTCATGAACCTCCATCGCATTTTCTACCGTTTCATTCATGTACAACTTCAATAGTTCTTCTACAGGTATTGTTTCACGAATTGTTTGTAAAATACACTCTTTAATAATAATCTCTAACTCTCTTGAATTTTTTTGAGACTTTAATGATGATATACCCATCTCAAATAAATATACATTTGTATATATTTTACGTGCGGCATTAATGTATACATGATGAACAAAATCTTCTAAAGATGGAATATTCACATCAATCTTCTTTTGTTTTGTTCCAACTCGCATACATGATAACATTTTTAACTGAATGATATGAACACATGTTATAAGGTCCGAAATATATGTACAGTTACTTTTTTCTTTAATACGTGAACATTCTTGTGAAATAATATTGGGATTCCACTTTGGAACCCTTGAAAGGAAGTTTTGAAAAGTCATTAAATATTTCGTTTTCTCGTCATTCTCCACACATAGTTTCCACGATTCTTCGAATATTGACTTAACGCCGTCTATTACACAAGGTGTTAAAACAGTAATTAATCGCGAACACCACTCGTTGCGAGATTCTTGTAAACTATTCAAAGAAAAGTCATCCATTTACATAAATGAAATATTTTCTAAAATGGAATCACTACGAAAAAGAAAGAAATTTAATATAAATAACATTAGTAATTTTTCATTTCTAAAATCCTTCTTTATCTTATTAAATATAACCATAAATTCGTATATTTTACTTTCATGTAAGGAACTAGTATTAATATAACTAATAATATCTAAACAACTATACCCATTTTCATATAATTTTATACAAAGGTTAACAAGTTCGTTTAGAGTATACTTTTTATCCAGTTTTAAATCTTTTTTAAGATTATCGGTTTTCTTTTTTACTATTTTTCCTAAATTGTATATTTTATCTAATGCATAGTTGTGTAAATTTATTACTTTTCCATTTATAATAGGTTCAGGTACATATATTTCACAAAATCTAGATAAAATAGGTTTGAGTAACTTATACTTATCTTCGACAATTATAAAAAATCTAGTAGAGTGACTAAATAACTCAATACACCTACGTAATGCTGACTGTGCATCTATTGTTAACTTGTCAGCGTTTAACAGAATAATTGTTTTAAATATCTCGCCATCTTTTAAATTTATATTTGTTTTTGCAAAAAATTTTAACTCTTCCCTAATAAATTTTATACCTTTACCGTGTGCACAGTTTACTTCCATTACATAATTTTTTATCATTTCTTTATCATTATGATAAATATCATGTATAAAATTATTTACAAGTGTATTTTTACCACACCCCGAAACCCCATGAAAAATTATATTTGGTATTTTCTTTATTTCAATAAAGTATTTTAATTTATTTTTAATATCGTTGTGTATGTCTAATTTTGCAATATTTTTATCACAAGTATCATTAGTTTTTAATTCATTATTTTTATCACTTACGTCACTTACATCATTTATTTTTTTCATTTTTAGTTAATATTAAATATATATTCATTTATTTAATATTATTTATATATTTATTCGTGGTTATAGATTATTTGTTATATAGGTTGTTTGTTATATAGGTTGTTTGTTATATAGGTTGTTTGTTATATAGGTTGTTTGTTATATAGGTTGTTTGTTATATAGGTTATATATTATAATATGTATGTGAGATATTTTGTATCATTATCCACCATAAGTTTTATTAATTCATCAAATGACGTTTTAGGATTCCACCCCAATACTGTTCTCGCCTTTGTAGAGTCTCCCAATAATATATCAACCTCCGCGGGTCTATAATATTTTTCATTAATAAAAATCATTGCCTGACCTGTCACTTCATTATACCCAACCTCATTTATACCACTGCCCTCCCATTTTATTTTAAAACCGCATAATCCAAATGCTTTCTCTATCATCTCTCGCACCGTATGTGTTTCATTAGTTGATAATACATAGTCATCTGGTACATCATGTTGGAGCATTCGCCACATCCCCTCAACATAGTCTTCCGCATTCCCTATATCACGCATCGCATCTATATTTCCCATAATAAGGCGGTCAGTTTCACCGCGTAATATTTTACCCAATCCTAGTGTTATTTTTCTTTCTACAAAATTATGCCCCCTTCTTACTCCACCATGATTAAACAATATTCCATTACATGCAAACATACCATACGCTTCACGGTAATTTTTAACTATCCAATAAGCATATAACTTTGCTACACCATATGGTGAACGCGGATAAAATGGCGTGTTCTCATTTTGCGGTGTTTGCTGTACTTTTCCAAATAACTCACTCGTTGATGCCTGATAAAATCTTGTAATATTTTCTAGGTTATTATTTCTTATTGCTTCTAATAACTTGAGGGTTCCAAAAGCATCTGTGTCGGCGGTATATTCCGGCATTTCAAATGATATTTTTACATGAGATTGCGCAGCCAAGTTATATATTTCTAAACGTGACATATTGGGATATGTATTTTTAATTAAATTTAATATCTTTTCTAAACAGGAACTATCAGTGATATCACCATAGTGAAGCTTCAAATCTTTATTATTAAAAATATGGTCGATTCTTGATGTGTTTATGGTAGATGAACGACGAATTAATCCATGAACCATGTATTTTTTTGATAATAATAATTCTGCTAAATATGACCCATCTTGTCCTGTTATACCAGTGATAAATGCTATTTTATTTGTTGTAGACATAGAAGTAGTGTTGTTATGATTCGGATATAATACCTTGTATATATATTTAAAATTATTTTTATATGACTTTTGATATTGTTTTTATATCAAACGTTATATGTTGTTTTAAATGTTTTAATTACATTTTATACTTTTGAATTTTTAATAAGATGCATCAGATGATACTTTTACTAAATCTGAGTTTAAACAACTTTGAACATTATTTGTTTCCTCGGGGCGATTTATTTGTCTTGTAACACACCTTGTTTCTTTACCTGTATTAAATGGTGGTACATATACTGGATTATGCGAATATACTTCTGGGCGTGTTTCATCTTTTTTAATGAATAAACCTATTTCATCGCGGAAAGTTTCATTTACAGTATTATATTCTGTACTAAATGACTCATTATTATTACCATTATCCATATTATTTATGTTAGCAACACCACTAGTTGATGCTGCATTTTTTACTTGTGGTATATTTAACTCATTTTTTTCCTCTATTAACTTACTCTGTTTATCAAGTTTATCTTGGTTTTCCTTTTCAGTTGTTTTTTGTATAAGAAAAAACATACCAACTGCGATAAAAATAAAAACAAAAATTATTAATACAACTGAATTATTTGCTGTAAATATAGATGACGATTTCAAACTTTTCATATATTATATATTATTTGTATTATATAATATAATATATAAAAATTATTAAAAATATCCTAAGAACACAATTTTGTATCAATAAGCTCAAGAAGCGGGCATAAGTCTTTTGGATATATATTTTCTTTTCCTACCATTACTAGCATTACATCTTTACCAGATTTGCAAAATGTCTTATCTACCAATTCCAATAAAGGACACAAATCTTTGGGATCTAGTTCTAAATTAAATTCAAGAGAACTATTTTTGTTCTTAATATTTTGAAAATTATTATTAGATTCTTTTGTATTATTTTGATTTTGGTTAAATGACAATGAATCCGATTCCGTACTGTTACATAATACTGTATCCACATAGTCTACAAAAGAGCAGATTTTTGAATTATGTGTTTGAAATTCTGTAGCTTTTTCGATGTTATCTACATGGGGATACTGTGACACTCTACCCTCTTGCATTTTTGAAGAATCAGGAACAGGAACAGGAATAGATATGGGAAAAGGAACAAAAAAGGCAAATGTAAGTGCTGGTAAAATAGCAAGTAGGCTAACTGTTTTCAACATCTTTGTATATAATATATTAAATATTTATTTTTAATATTTATTTTATGTTAAATATATTATGTTAATTATATTATGCTATACTAAAATATAATTAACTATTCCTCTAAAAATCATAACTTATATACTTAGGGAGCTGCATAACTATGTAAGCTCTGTGTATAGGGGTTACGTTTAAATGCATCTAAAATATCGGGTTGAATTCTTTCACAATAAATAGACTCTTGATAATACTGCGGCATTTTACTTAATTTACCAAACTGGTTTGCTGATGGAGGCATTCCTCCTAAACCTGAACCAGCACTTGCACCTGCATTCCAAGGGCATTGTTCGTTGTTTTTATCAGGTCTTTTAATATTTATATTTTCAGTATGGTTAAACATCGATATGTTTCCAGAAGGTGTATATTCCTTACTTACTTTATTTATATTATTGTGCTGGTTTCTTGCAGCCATTGTAGAAAGATACCCTTCATTGGTTGCACCACCACCGGATCCAAAGTATTCTGGCTCAGTTGTCTCGCGTTGTGTATATACTTCTTGTTGCTCAGCAACTAAATAACCGGTTCCATCTGTTAGGGGTGTAACATTTAAATGGTTAAAGTCGAGCAGACTTTCGGTTGTTTCTTTAATAGTAGTAGGCGTTCTGTCGGCAGGGTTATAAGCAACACCGGCAGAAACACGATTCTGAACATTACCATAGGGTCGAACTGCTCCTACAACATTTTCCTTTCTAGAAGGACGAACTACTTCTAACAAAGGTGCAACAAATGATTTAAGCGCCCCATTAATAGCTGTTCCCAAAAATGGAGTTGGTTTCGTATTTGAACGGTTTGTAGAATTAAGCCTTGTTATACCGCGACCATAATCAAACTTGGTCGGTTCGCATTTTCCTACACCATTCGCATTTATAATCGGTTTTCCTTCTATTATTGCCTTTTTAGAGGGCTCATAATTTTCCGGAGCATATTGCGATGTTCCATTTGGATTGGAATCAGTTCCAAAGTATTCGGTGGTAGTACATACACGATTCTGGTCTTTTAATAACTCCTCTGGTCGCCCTGATTGTGCTTTCTCTAAACCAGTTGTAGTAAACCATCTATCCGGTGTATTTAAATAGAATTTATCAGGTAAGAACTTTTCAACATGTCCATATGTTTTAGCACTAGGAGGCTGTTGAACATTCCAATCATAAGAAGGACCCTCATGATTCTCTAAACTATACGTAAGTTTGGGATTATTAGTAGTTCTCAGTTCGTCTACATTCCTATCCACCCATAAGTCACGAGCTTCCATACCCGAATTGTAACCGTTGCTTCCACAAGATGTAAAACCCTGATTTAAACCAGGTGCAACATGTACTTCTTCCCATGGTTTTACATTCGCCATTTGTGTTCCGGGGTTTTGGCGTGACTGAAAAAATGTTGTAAAATTCGGCATTCCGTTCGGATATTGGATATTCGCCTGAGGCGCAAAAAGAGGCGCACGTTCTTCTTTACATATTTTTTGACTACCTGTACCACTATAGCTATCTAAAATAGACTCATGAGTATCAGCATCTGTTGTACGCCCTCTTATTTTTGCGCCAAAAAATGGGACCATATTATTATGCTCAAAATCAGATACATTTATTTGTTTTCCTGTTAATGAAATTACATTATCATCTTTCGCGCCATTCTTATCATTGTTATTATAATATGGGTTACCAAATTGGTCATCATGCTGTAACACTCTTTTATCAACCGTTGCATTAAAGTATTTATCAGTTACTGCTGAACCACCATTAAACTTATTTATATTTCCTTTTGTAGAAGTATTTATTGTCGGATAATTTGTATTTGGTATTTGAGTGTTTGGTAGATAATTTTGCGGATTTACTCTACCAGCACCCATATTTGTAAATGCCTCTTTTTTAAACATTTTTGCTCTTGTATCATCAATATTATTTTCATTTTTTTTAGTTGCCGCCATAAATAATCCTGTAGCCGCCAATATTGGGATAACAACTTCCATTATATTATATGTTTATATATATGTAATATATTTTTTAGTCTCTATTAACTCTTAAATATTACATATATAGTTTTTACCTTTACCTTTTTAAATTTTTATATATTTTAATTTGTAAACAAATTTTGTGTATTATCTATCATGTTATAAGTAAAACAAGGAATTTTTGTAACATAATTATCTTTTTCTAAAATTCTAGTACTAAGATTATTTTGAAACGACATACATGTATTCTCTTGCGGATTCAAATGAAGATAGTCCCAGTTTGGTTGTTCTAAATCTCTATACCACCATGCTGGATTTGTAACTCTCGACTGGTCTGTAAAAGGAGAACATACAGGGTATTCAATTGGTGATGTAGGTATATTTACGTCTTTATAGTTATTTTGAGGATTACAGTCTCTTGTTAAATTTCTATCAAGACCAAAAAGAGAACTTTCGAGATTTATTGTATTTGTCATCAAATTTGCTCCCCACTTTTGTAACCTTATTGATGGGTCTACCATGAAACATGGCTTGTCTCCATTACCAGGAACGTTGAGTCTCCATTTTCCTTGGTCCGTAGACTCTTGCTGCTGTTTCATTATTCTACACGGATCATCATTAAAACGAGTAAATGACATTTATTATAATGTAATTATATTATATTATTATATTTATTTCTATAATACTAATATTATTTATTAACACAAAATAAATATAAATGTATTTATCTTATGATTCCTAAATACTTATTTGTATAAATATTACAATTATTACAAATATGAATAGTAAGCCACAAAGTAAACCAATAAGCGGCGTATCATCGAAAAAAACAATATGTTTAAATATGATTGTTAAAAATGAAGCACATATTATTACAGAGACTTTTGATAATATTTTAAAATATATTCCTTTAACTTACTGGGTTATTTCTGATACAGGTTCTACAGACGGTACACAACAAGTAGTAAAAGATTATTTTGCATATAAGAAAATAGAT